AGACTATAGATTGGCTGACGGTGCTTGTTCTGGCCGTCATTTGGCAAACTCGTTGCTTTCTAAACAATACAAGTACTTTCTACACACTGATTCTCACTCCAGGGTTGCGGATGGGTGGGACGAAACCTTAATAGACACCTACAACAGGCTTTCATGCGTATGGGGAGACCTTCTTATACTCACTAAGTACCCTCACGGATTCACGTTTGATTGGGATAACGGTGGTGTAGAGAAGTTTTCAACAGATGAAGATTTTTATAAAGCAGGGCCCATATGGAGAGAGGCAGAGCAGCTATATCTACTTGAGTGGGAACCTCTAGAGGATAAAGTCAATGGTGATAAGGCGTATGCTTTCTGCGCTAATTTTGCTTTTGGAAGTTCTGAGGCTTTTATGAGAGCTCCCTATGACCCCTATATTTATTTTTTGGGAGAGGAAATCAGTTTAGGAATCCGACTAATCCTCAACGGGGTTACCTTGATAGCCCCACCAGTAAACGTACTGTGGACTAACTTTGATAGAGATAACGGTCGAAGAAACTTTCACTGGATTGATAATCAGCTGTGGGGTGTTAGAGATGCTCAGTCAAGAGTTAGGTTAGCTCAGCTATTCCGTGGCGAGGACCTTGGGGTATACGGCATACAGGACCACATGGAGGGCTTTGCCAAGTTACAAAAAGAGATGGGTTTAAATTTTGATGATAAAGATTTTGTAAAGAACGTGTACAAGTAACGTCAGTACAGAATAACTCTGGATATTCAGCCTGACAGGCATCCCGTTCTCTTAGATACTAGTACCAGCGCCCCCGATATCAGGCGTCACATACCACTCTAGAGAATAGGTACAAAATGTCAGTAGACTCTTCAGGTCGACAGGCGGTCGATTTTGTATGGGGTAACGTCCCTATGCATCCAAACGACGACCGTGCGGCCACAGTTACAAACACAGGCGGCTCTACAGGCGACTACGGTTGGTCACAGACCACTAAGGTAGCCAGCGCTCGTCTTAACCCAGCACTTGATAACCACGTAAACGTAGAATCAGGTTGGGCAGGATACCCTGCTTACACCCCAGCTATTGGTAACTTTATCGTTACTGAGGCTTCAGGTAACGGCACAACTGTAACTTACAAGTCTTTTAATTTCCTCTCACCAGGAGATGTTGTAAACATTACAGGTCTTTCAGTAGGTTCTTACAACCTAACAAGCGCAACAGTAGCCTCTGCTAACCAGCAGCAGTTCACTGTTACAAACGCAGCTAATGGTGGCCTTATCACAGGTCAACGTGGTCGCGTTGAGGCTACAAACGCAGTAACTGCGTACGACGGAGCAGGCAGCGGAAACATCATCGTTCCTAACGTTCTTGGTCTAACCACAGCGTTGGCACTTGATGCCCTACAGGATGCAGGCTACGAGTTGGCTAACATTACAACAGCTACAGCAGCTACAAACGCAGCTGGAGTTGTTACAGCAGCTTCACGTACAGCAGGCTCAGGCGTTACAACAATTACAGACGCATCACATGGATTTGTTACAGGTAACCGCGTTACCCTTTCATCTGTTGACGCCTCTGTTAACGGCACATACACAGTCACACGCCTTACAGACAACACATTCACAGTTACAACCACAGCAACCACAGTATTGGCTCTTACAGGCCTTACTGGAGCAGTTGTGGCAGTTGCTGGAACAATCAAGGCTCAGAGCACAGCAGCTGGAGCATCTTCAATCGCTACAACAGCAACAATTACAATCACCCCTTGGGCAGCAGCTTCTTAAGCTCCCCCAAGCAAAAAGCCCCCAGCCATTGGCTGGGGGCTTTTTTATGTTAAAGGTTTATTAGTTTGGGAACTCCCTTAGGAAGCTCTCGTATCTTTCTCCATTTTTCTGGCCTGGGTATACTTTCCAGGCAGACCAGTCTTTTCCACCGTTTGACATGTGATACGCAATTTGTGCGTTAGTCACGGGCTCAAAGAGGTCTTTATTAGTTTTGAGGTCAAATTTCTCCCGTCTATCTTCTCCGAGACTTCCCAGCATATTAATCTGGAACATCCCGTAGGAGTTGTCTCCTGTAGAAACGTCTCCGTTATGGGCTAAAGGGCGACCGTTAGACTCTTTCTTAGCAACCGCGTAGGCGACCTTGAGAGCTTTTCCCTCAAAACCAACCGCGCTAAGCAGTTCAACTAATTCTGTATCTGACAGTTTTTTTGCTCCTCTGTATTGGTCAAGTGGGTCCACAGTATCTACTTGTACTGTCACAGCTGTCTCAGGCGTCCCACCCGCTTCATTTGCGTTAGCAATTGCGTGCGGGAGTCCTCCTATCAACAGCGTGTACATTGCAAATACAGCCACCTTATCCATCGTATCTTTTCTGATATTAAGCATTTAATTGCTCCTCTCAGTAGCAAAAGGCTCCATTACTGGAGCCTTTCAAGAACTAGAGTGCCACAGTGTTACAGCGGGAGTCAAGCCGAAGTAGATATATTTTTTATACTGAGACAAATAACATATTTACATATTTAATATATGTACGTATTTCCGCATTTTATTTGCGTATCGGACAACACACACCTATATTCTATATTAGAAAAAGGATGTGTTATGTCATTAGTTGAATGGGCTGGGGTCCTCTCAGGATTTGCAGCTTTCGGAGCTGCTATCATCGCAGCAACTTCATGGGTACTCAAATCATACCTAAAGAATTTTGTTCACGAACTGAAGCCGAACGGTGGCGGTTCGATGAAAGATACCGTTAACCAAATCCACTCAGAAATAACCGAGCTGCGTATTAGCGTCGCTAAGCTGGAAGGTCAGTTTACCCAGCACCTAGCGGAAATTGGAAAGAACGAGTAGTATTTTCCTACCCCCACTATCACAAGGGGTAAAAGGAGCAAGATGAACAAGGAACAATTAGTAGCAGCTGCAGGGTCATATATCCGCGCAGCGCTCGCTTCCGTTGTAGCACTCTATATGGCAGGTCAGACAGACCCATCAGTACTCGTTAACGCGTTTGTTGCTGGTCTAGTCGGTCCTCTAGCCAAGGCCTTAAATCCTAAGGATAAGGCTTACGGAATCGGAGCTTCCAAGTAAACTAGTGGGAGGGCAGGCAACTGCCCTCCCATTATTACTAGGAGGACCTGATGGCAAAAGTAAAGTGCGATAACTGTGATAAAGACGCTCTGTATACATGTGCAGACCCTGGAGTAAACCCAGTTAATTACTGTGCACCTTGTTTACCACACTGGTTACAAGAACGTGCTGATAGCGGCCATTTCCCGCTCGTAGAATTTATTGAAGAGAAGCCATCTAAGAAGAAGGCTACAAAAGAAGAAGAACCTGTAAAAGAAGAAGAGCCTGTAGAGGAACCTAAGGCCGAGTAATGTTTGATGAGCCAATCTTCGCAGTACGCGTAGATAGACGACAGGCCGTTCAAACACACCCAGTTCCTAAAAAGGTGACTGCCCCTAGGGGGCCGTTTCCTGATGAGATGTTCGCTGAACCTGAAATTGTTAGCGCATCCGAGGCAGTAGAGTTTGAGCCTGGCGCTACCGCACAGAACAACTTTAAACCAGAGAAGTACCTTCGCTGTGCCCGTTGTCTGGTAAGAGTTAAAGAGTCTGAAACTGAGGACCATATCTGTGGCTAAAAAGAAAAATAACTACGATAGGTACTTTGAAAACCGAGAAGAGCAATCTAATCGAATACTAAACCTTGCCCAAGGCATGGCTGACAAGATTGGCGTAGATACCCCAGTAGACCAAAGATTTCAGGTCGCTGTTCCATCCGAAGGTTTTAAGCAGTTAGCTGCTAATACTACAAACCCAATACGTCCAAGAGCAAAAGCAATTGCTTATGATTTTGATAAGCGTTCTTTATATGTTGTATTTAGGGACGGCGCATGGTGGGAATACGAGGACTGCCCTGTCTCTCACTTTGAAAACTTAAAGAACACAGATTCTACTGGTAAGTATCTAGCATCTAGTGGTCTAGATAGGTGGCCTACTATGGGACCAGCTGACCCGTTAGAGATGACAGAAGAACAAAGAACAAGGTTTGAGTACGCTGCGGAGTCTTCTGCTAGACTTCAGCAGACTTTAATATTAGAAGAAGGCTTAGACGAAAGACGACAACAAGGCAACTAATGCAAACTATCGGACCACTATACGGCGGAAAACTACGATACTGGCATAAAAAACTATTGCCTGTAGTAGAGGTTGGCTCTACCCAAGAAACTGATTACCCGTTTAGAAAAGGTAAGTGCTTAGTCTTTAGGCTTCCCTTTACTGAACCTGGCTACTATGTTGGCGTTTTTTACAAGAAGCCGTTAATATCCCCTGATGACGACGAGGCTATCGATAGGATAGTCTTGGGAGCTATGAAGGGAAGAAAAGCCTGGGTTCCAGAGGATGGTAAATATGATGAGTTTTTTTAAGAAGAAGGCCGCGTGGACTAAGCCCTTCCCAGAGAAGGTGGCAAGACGGGTATCAAGAATCCCAACTGGGGAACTTGAAAACTGGTCAGAACAAGCTTTAACAGAGATAGGCAAGTGCCTATCAAAGTACGCAAAATCTAGAGACCCAATCTATCTAGATGAGGCTGTAAAGGGCGCCGAGGCTCTGCACGCCGTGGTTGCGGAGTTGCACTCCCGCATGACCAACTGATACACTAATGTCACCTCTCTCTTCTACTTCCGTGTGATGGTGCGAAGACCCTGTGCTTACCAGCACAGGGTTTTTGTTTTACTCTAGACTAAGGTTATTATGGACAACAACATTGTGTTAGAAGAAGATGACGACGAGTTCCTACCCGAGACTCCAGAGGAAGAGATTCCCGAAGATGAGGAGCTGGAACTAGATGAGCTGTCTAAAGAGTTTGTAAAAAAACTAATAGACCGTTGCATTGAGTTTATGAACGCCCTAGTTGGGCATGAGCTACACCCTTATCAGATGCCGCTTGCACGTCGCATTATTGAATCTGTACTGATTAATGATGGTGAAGAAATTACTGCGTTAGCTGCACGTCAGTCAGGTAAGTCTGAAACAATTGCTAATACCGTAGCAACGCTAATGGTGCTTCTGCCACGCCTTGCAAAGATGTATCCAGACCTTCTTGGTAAGTTCTCAAATGGTGTTTGGATTGGTATGTTTGCACCAGTTGAAGGTCAGGTAGAAACACTCTTTGGTCGTACTGTTAATAGGCTTACTAGTGAACGTGCACAAGAGATTCTTGGCGACCCTGAGATTGACGATAGCCTAGGCAAAGTGCCTGGGGTTACACGACAGATTAAATTAAAAAACTCAGGCAGTAGCCTTATGATGATGACCGCTAACCCACGTGCAAAGATTGAATCTAAATCCTTCCACCTCATTGTTATTGACGAGTGTCAAGAAGCAGATGACTTTGTTGTTACCAAGTCTATCTCTCCTATGCTTGCGTACTACTCAGGCACAATGGTTAAGACAGGCACACCTACTACGCACAAAAACAACTTCTATCGCTCTATCCAAATCAACAAGCGTAGACAGACGGGAAGAGGGCGTAGACAGAATCACTTTGAGTGGGACTACCGCGACGTATCCAAGTGCAATGCTAACTACGAGAAGTTCATCAAAAAAGAAAAACTGCGTATTGGTGAAGACTCCGATGAATTTCAGATGTCATACTGCTGTAAGTGGCTGTTGGAAAGAGGTATGTTTGTAACCTCAGCCATCATGGATGAGCTTGGAGATACCTCTCAACAAGTTGTAAAGGCATGGCACCGTTCCCCTGTGGTAGTTGGTATTGACCCTGCACGTAAGTTAGACTCTACAGTTGTAACAGTAGTCTGGGTAGACTGGGACCGTCCAGATGAGTTTGGTTACTTTGACCATCGTGTCCTAGATTGGCTGGAGCTACAAGGTGATGACTGGGAAGACCAATATTTTCAAATCGTTAACTTCTTATCTAGTTACGACGTACTTGCTGTTGGGGTTGACGCTAACGGCGTGGGTGATGCGGTTGCACAAAGACTCCGACTCCTCATCCCAAGAGCAGAAGTACATTCCATAGGCAGTAGCCAGCCAGAGCAATCAAAGCGTTGGAAACACCTCAAGGCCCTCATTGACCGTCGTATGGTCGGTTGGCCTGCCCATGCTAAGACTCGCCAGTTGCGTAGATGGAAACGTTTTTACCAACAAATGGTGGATTTGGAGACCAAGTTCACTGGACCTAACTTCTTAGCCCATGCTCCAGACGAGGCCCATGCTCATGATGACTATGCAGACTCTTTGGCAATAGCCTGCGCTCTAACCTTAGACATGACAATGCCTTCGGTAGAGGTTTCTACGTCCCCGTTCTTCAGCAGGTAATTACCCGTTTAGCCTGACTTTACGACCAATAAGTAGGACACTTTTACACGAGGTCCTCAACCCTTTAATAAGGAGTATAAAAAATGGCAATTGCCCCAACACCTAAGTTCCCTGAGAATCCAGGTACCACTTACGACCGTAAGATGTCACCTGCTGCACCAGGACAGCGTGGCCCACTACGCTTTGAAGAAGGTCTTGCAACAGACACAGACATCCCAACACAGTTCACCACTGGTGCTATGCAGGGATACGAACCAGCTGCAGGTCGTCCAAATCGTAATAAGGCTGTTCACACAAAGACTGCAGAAGAAACAATGCGTGAGCGTGCTCACGTAGGTTCTGCTGCATGGGTTTCAGCACCAGCAAGTCTTAACGACTTTTCATCTGGTGCGTTTGCTGACCATGGCGACAACCGTTTCGAAGAAGTTAATCGTAGCGGCGGTCCACAGAAGTCTGGCAACCCAGCTGTAGTAAACGACTAGTTAGGTTTCCCACCCCTGTTTGTACGGCGAATACGTCACAGGGGTGGGCTTCCCATTTTATAAGGATTAAAGATGGCACTGATTAGAGGAAAAGAAGCAAAGGAAACGGAAGAGCGGGAACCCGCTAATCCTAAACTTTGGAACATGATTACCGCACAGGCGAATTCAAAGTTCTCTAAAAACTCTCCTGCCCGCGGACACTGGATTCACTCTAGATACAACGCAATGGGTGGTCAGTATGTTAACTCTAAGCGCGAAGTAGACCCTCGTATGCGAGACTACGCGGAAGAGGCCAAAGAGAAAAAAGAAAAAGACCAGAAGAAAAAAGTTACCAAGCCAGTAACTAAGAAGGTAACGCGGTTTCGCTAATATAGATTTAGTGGTACCCTTTAACTCTAGTTTAGAGAAGGTGAAATGAGCGGCATTGACTTTTCGCCCCCATCGTATAGGGCGGCATCCAGCGACTTAACCATCTCCATTTCTCCACTCGGCCTTGTCGAGTTGGCAGATGAGGAGTTTGAAGTTCATGGCCCACGCCTAAACCGTTATTCACTTAACTGGGCGATGTATCTTGGCCACCACTATTCATACCGTCGTCAGATTGGCGATAGCCAGCTAGTACTTAATTACTACCGTGCCTTCTCAGATTTTATTATTAACTTTGCTTTTGGTAAGGGCGTAGATTTTAGAAGCCCTCGTGAAACCGAAGCTATTATCCCTGACCTACTAGAACGTGTTTGGGAAGTAGATAACAACAAGGCAACAGTCCTATGGGAAATGGGACAGCAGGGAACCGTATCAGGTGACTGCTTTGTAAAGATTGCTTACGAAGAACCGTGGGAAGATTCATCTGGTATGAAACACCCAGGACGTGTTCGTATCCTTCCACTTAACGCATCGTTTGCGTTTCCAGAGTTCCACCCACATGACCGCGAGCGCTTAATTCGTTTTAAATTAAAGTATCGTTTCTGGGGCACATCACTAGAAGGAACACGTCAGGTGTTTACTTACACCGAAATCCTCACAGACGACATCATCGAGGAGTACATCAACGATGAACTTATTGATTCTCGCCCTAACCCGCTTGGTACTATTCCCGTTGTTCATATTCCAAATATTCGTATTAGCGGTAGCCCTTGGGGCCTTGCTGACTGTTTCGATATTATTAATATTAACCGTACTTATAACGAGACTGCTACTGACATCGCTGACATCGTTAATTATCATGCTGCTCCCGTCACAGTCATCATTGGTGCCAAAGCTTCACAATTGGAAAAGGGCGCTAACAAGGTCTGGGGCGGACTACCAAAAGACGCGAAGGTAGAAAACCTAGAAGGCGGCTCACAAGGTCTTAAGGGTGCTATGGACTTCCTAGCTATGCTAAAGAAGTCTATGCATGAAATGGTTGGTGTACCTGAGACCGCTCTTGGTCAGGCACAGCCAATCTCTAATACATCAGGCGTAGCCCTATCCATCATGTTCCAGCCTTTGATGAACCGCTACCACCAGAAGATTATTCAGTATGCACGCGGACTAGAACTTATTAATGAGCTTATTATCCGCAGCCTTGCTGTTAAGGAACCAGAGATGCTTATCTGGGACCCTACCCGCAACGTAAAACTTAAGACAGGTCAGGTTGACCGTTTAGACCCTAACGACCCACTTACCTATCAAACATATGTACATTTCCCACAGCCTCTGCCATTAGATAAGTTGATTGCACTTAACGAAGTTCAATCTATGTTGTCTCTAGGGCTAGAGTCTAAGGAGGGGGCCCTTCGTTCACTTGGCGAGTCTTTCCCAAGCGATAAGCTCAATGAAATTCGTCAGGAACTTATGGATGACGCTGTGGCTGATGGTGCGTTACGACTTCTACAGACGCAGATTGAGCAGGAAATCGCAGAACTTACAGGCACTATGCCTAACCCAGAAACTGGTGGCAAACCAGGTCAGCCTCTAGAACCAGGCGCCGCAGGAGCCCCAGCAGTAATGCCAGCAACTATAGACGAAGCGCTAATGGCCGCCGATATGGGCGAGGCCGACCTTCGCAACAAGCTGGTAACAGAAGCTTATGGCACTGTCCTCCCACAGAGGCGAGTACCAGAAGAGTACGAAAAATAAAGGTTTACCCTGACATTTTTTGTATTAAGAAAGACAATAGATACAACGTTTGGTCATATGTGTTACGCCCGTAAGGGCATTCGGAAAACGACCCCTAGGAGAAAAAGGAATCTTGTATGGAAACAGCAGGACTAAATGCAGAAGCTTTTGCAGCTGAAGCAGGAACCGTTCCAGTCGTAGCTGAGTCGTCAAACAACGCTGTTGTTGCTGACGCACCTACTACTAAGGCGACTTCCAAATTTTATACGGAAGAAGACCTGGTTAAAGTTCGTAGCCAGGAGAAAGAAAAACTCTATCCTCAGATTGATAAGCTGAAGGAAGAACTCGATAGCATTAAGAAAGAGCGTGAAGCAGAACTTGCTGCACGTGCTGCAGAAGCAGAGGCTAAGGCTAAGGCTCAGCAGGAAGCTCTTGAAGGTGATATGGATGTTCGTACTTTGCTTAAGACTAAGGAAGCAGAGTGGCAGGAGCAGTTGGAGCGTGAGCGTCAAGAACGTGAACGTGCCTTCGCTCTTCTGGAACGCGAAAGAACTTTTGCTGACCTACAGAACTACCGTTCACAACGTGTAGACGCAGAACGTGAAAACATTATCCCAGAACTTGTAGACCTGATTAGCGGCAATACCCGCGAAGAAGTAGAAGCAAGTATTGAGAGCTTGAAGGAACGTTCAAACAAGATTCTTGAATCGGCGCAGTTTGCAATGCAGAATGCGCGTAAAGAAATGACGGGGACCAGGGTAACCACGCCCCCGCTCGGACCAATGGACGACAATTCGGAACAACGTGCGTTAACGGCTGAAGATATTCAGTCAATGTCGATGAATGACTATGCAAAATACAGAGAACGTATCATGAGCGCTTCGGCTCGTGGTAAGTCTCGCGGCTTGTTCGGGTAAATCCCACAATCCCAAATCCAACCTACAAGGAGTAAACAACTAAAATGGCATCTGGTATTACGGGTACTGGCAATCTAGCCGCAGCCCCAACAGCGTACTCAGGTACAAACACACAGTTGACTCAGGCGATTCAGGTTATCTGGTCTAAGGAAATCCTTTTCCAGGCAATGCCTATCCTTCGCTTCGAGCAGTTCGCAGTCAAGAAGACTGAACTTGGTGTTGCACCTGGTCTACAGATTAACTTCCTCCGCTACAACAACCTCGGCTTTGCTAACGCACTTGTCGAAGGTGTTCGTATGCAGACAAACGCGCTTACAGCACAGCAGTTCTCAATCACAGTAACAGAGCATGGTTATGCTCTTGCTGTATCAGAGCTCTTGCTTAACGCTTCATTCGATGACGTAATGGCTTCTGCTTCACGTCTTCTCGGTCGTAACATGGCTATCTACCTAGACCAGCTATCACGCGACACACTTTATGCAGCGACTTCAACCATCTACGGTGAAGACCGCTCTAACCTTTCAGCAGTCAACAACTGGTATGCATATGGTACTAAGGGTACAAACCGCGCAAGCATGACTGGCGCTAACTACCTTACACCACACACAGTTAAGGACGTTGTTGAGACACTCGCAACCAAGAACATCCCACGTTTGGGCGAAACTTACGTTGCGTTTATCCACCCACACCAGAGCCGTCAGCTTCGTGATAACCCAGAGTTTATCGAAGTAACTAAGTACGCTGCTCCTGGTAACTTCATGCTCGGTGAAGTTGGTCGTTTGTACGACTGCGTATTCATCGAAACAACACAGGTACGTAAGGTAGCTGGTGGTGCTGGTACTAACTACACCGCTGACTCAGCAGTTGCTAACCCAACTGTTACACCTGGTGGAGGTTACATTACTCCAGCACAGTTCACAGGTAATGGTGGTTCAGACCGCTATGACGCTATCTTCATTGGAGATAACGCATTCGGTCACGCAATCTCTCTTCCAGTTGAACTCCGTGACGGTGGTATTCTTGACTTCGGTCGTGAGCACGCACTTGCTTGGTACTCAATCTTCGGTCTTGGTCTTATTACTGACCAGTCTGTTGTTATTGCAGAAACCAACTAATCCACAGACCTGGGTACGTCTAAAAACTGCCCACTCAACAGATACTAATTAGGAGAATATAAATGGCAAGACAAGTAAAGCCTCAAGACGTTACTGGCCGCGCTCGTGCACAGCAGATTGCAGATAATGCAGATGCTCTTCAAGCTCGCGCAGCAGAGATGTCTATGGCGTCCGCTGAAGCCCAGATTAAACTTGATGAAGTTGTAGACGCTACTATTCCAAATAGAGCAACTGTTATTGAGGATTCTGTAACTGTAGTCGCTAATAAAGAAGAAGACTCAGTTGTAATCCGTGTCGTAGAAGACATCGAGAACATGACTCTAGGAGTAGGAAACTTCTATAGCTTTAAGGCTGGACAGAAGTACAAAGTGTCCAAGCACGTAGCCCAACACCTACAGGAAAAGGGTTACCTCGCTGGAGTTATCTAGCATTTAATGGGCGAATCAGCGGGCACACTTAGGTTTGCCCGCTTTTTCGTTACTATCGTTAGGAGTAGTTAGTGGCCCTGTTGTCAGACCTGATTTCTCGGACTCGCTTGGAGTTGGGTGACCAGCCAAAGGAATTCCAATTCACTGCAACAAGTGATGGAGCTACTACCGCCTACTATTTAAATAATAAGCCTGTAGACCCTTTCACTCTTTTAGTTAGAGTTTCTCAAAACTTTATCCCTGCCCCTACTGGCTATAAGCTAGAGGTTGATACAGGGATTGTTAGATTTTTAAACCCAATATCAGCAGGCGAAGTCCTGACTGTTAATGGCACAGCTTTCCGCTACTTCTCTGATGCGGATATCACCCGCTTTATTAATACAGCTATTGAGCAGCATACCTATGAAAGAACAGATGCATACGGTAGCCGCGTTACTATGGCAACCCTTCCTGCGGTAGAAGAGTATCCAATTGCTATCCTAGCTACTATTGAAGCACTCTGGGTTTTAGCTACAGATGCAGCATTTGACATTAACATCACCGCTCCAGATGGTGTGGTAATCCCACGAAGCGAACGCTACGCTCAATTAACAGGCATGATTGCACAGCGTCAAGAGCAGTACCGCTCTCTATGTGCCCAGTTAAATATAGGACTATGGCGTATTCAGGTAGGTAACCTGCGCCGCTCCTCTAAGCGTACTAATAAGCTTGTTCCTATCTATATGCCACAAGAGTTTGATGACGGCCGTAAACCAGAGCGTGTGTATATACAGAATGACATGATTGGTCGACAGACCTTCCCATCTACTATCCAGGTTCAAGACCTTGTTATGAATCAGGGAGATAGTTATTCACAGGACTTTATCCTAGGCGCTCCTGTTACCAATTTAGAGTTTTCTGCAGAGATTAGAACTTATCCAAATTCACCTACTCGGTGGGTAGCCTTCAATGTTACAATTGTGGACGTTCAGACTGGACGTATCAGAATTTCGCTACCACAACAGGACACACGCTATCTACCAGTCAGAGGTTTTTGGGACCTACAAGCCACATCATCTGTGGACAACAACTTCCAAAGAACCTTCTTAAGAGGACAGACATTCGTGACCCAGCAAGTGACAACGGTGGAGTGATATGCCAGACATTATTATAGTTCCGCCAGATAACGGTAACTGGTACCCACAGCCTACAGGCCCAACGGGCCCTTTAAATGGGCCGACTGGACCTACAGGTCCTACTGGCCCTACAGGTCCTCAGGGAGATTACTCTCGTTACCTTGGTATTTATGACACCTTAGCTGACCTTCAAGCTGCTAACCCAAGTCCAGTTCCAACTAACTGGGCCTTTGTCCGCATTACTGGAAACGCTACACAGCTACGTCTATACCGTCGCAGCAATAACGCTTGGGTATTTGATACTTTAAATATTCCTGCAGGTGCAACTGGAGCAACAGGACCAACAGGTCGAACTGGTGCTACAGGACCTCAAGGTAATCAAGGAAACGCAGGCCCTACTGGTGCCACTGGTGCTCAGGGTGTTTCTGGTTTAGCTGGTGCAACAGGTCCTACTGGTGCTCCTGGTCAAGGATTAAACCTTCTTGGAGAGTACGCAACGCTTGCTGCACTACAAGCTGACCGCCCAACAGGCGTAGCTGGTGAAGCATGGTTACTTGCAAACGGTAACTTAATTATTTGGGACACTGTTACTTCCGCATGGAAGAACGTAGGTAACCTTGAAGGTCCAACAGGTCCTTCAGGAACCGCAGGTCCAACAGGTGCAACAGGTCCACGTGGTACACAAGGTTTCCAAGGTGCTCAAGGTCCACAAGGTGATACGGGCCCAACAGGTCCAACAGGTCCAACAGGTTTTGCAGGACCGCAGGGACCTACAGGTGCTCAAGGTGAACGAGGCTTCTCAGGTCTTCAAGGTAACGTAGGTCCAACTGGTGCTACTGGTGCAACAGGTGCGACTGGTGCCGTTGGTCAAGGTTTTGCTGGCATCACATCTGTAAGCCCAATTACTTTAGGAACTGGTCTTAAAACATTTACTCTTAGCGTTGCTAATCACCCATTTATTGTTAACTCTATTGTTAGAGCTGTAGCAAATAACAACGTATTTTTAGATGGAATTGTTACAGCGGTAAACGGCGCTCAAATAACTCTAGATGTAAACATTTTCCAAGGTCCTGGTGGAGACATCTTCAGTTCTTGGCAATTTACTATTGCTGGTGAAGTCGGCTTTACTGGCGCTCAAGGTCCTACAGGACCTACGGGTGCAACAGGTGCCGCCTCTACAGTTCCAGGACCTACAGGTCCGCAGGGTATCTCTGGTGGTATTGATTTATCAGTTACTCGTTCTGCTAGCCAGTACGTTATTAACGGATTAAACAATCCAACTATTACTGTTATCCGTGGTCTTCGTTACCGTCTTGATATCAACACCCCTGGTTATACATTTAGAGTACAAACCACAGCAGGTGCCTACAGTTCAGGTGCACAATACACAACAGGATTTAGCAGTAACTTTGTTGCTGGTGTAGCAAGTGGAACTGTTTTCTGGGACGTCCCATTTACTGGTCCTGCAACTCTTTACTTTGTCTCAGAAGAAGACTCTGCGCTTAACGGTTCATTTAGTCTAACAGCCGCTGGTCCACAGGGAGCAACTGGTCCAACTGGTGCAACTGGTGCGGCTAGCACAGTAGAAGGCCCTACTGGTCCGCAAGGTATTGTTGGACCTACAGGTCCGCAAGGTCTAACTGGTGCAACAGGAGCAACTGGTGCAATCGGTGCTCCTGGTCCACAAGGTGCTACAGGTGCACAAGGACCTCAAGGTGTTCAAGGTTCTGCTGGTACCCCAGGTGCTGCAGGTACCGCTGGTGCAACAGGTCCACAAGGTCCAACAGGTGCTGTTGGTCCTGCTGGTGCATCTATTTATGTTCTTGGAACTTATAACTCATTAGCAGAACTTCAAGCTGCTCAACCTGTTGGTGCAACTGGTGACGGTTACTTAATTAATGGTGTCCTATTTGTATGGGGCGGTTCACAATGGATTAGCGCTGGCGCTATCCAAGGACCTACTGGTGCGACTGGAGCACAAGGTCCACAAGGTTTACTAGGACCTACAGGTGCTCAAGGTGACACTGGTCCTCAAGGTATCCAGGGTATCCAAGGTCCTATTGGTCCAACAGGTAATACTGGTCCCGTATCAACAACACCTGGACCAATAGGTCCTACAGGTGTTCAAGGACCTCTAGGTCCTACAGGTCCACTTGGTCCTACAGGTCCACAAGGCCGTGGCTTAAACATCCTTAATGCATTTGCTACATTCCAAGAACTTACTGCAGCTGTCCCAACTCCAACAACTGGTGACCCATACTTAGTAGCTGGAAACCTATTTATTTGGGATGGCGACCAGTGGATTAATGCTGGTCAGGTTCAGGGACCTACAGGTGCAACTGGTGTTGCAGGTCCAACAGGACCTACGGGTATTCAAGGACTTTCAATCACTGGTCCTACAGGTGCCACAGGTGCAACTGGTCCTCAGCCATTTACAATTGTTGGAACTTGGCAAGCAGGAATTAGTTACTCACCAGGTCAGGCAGTTTTCTACGACACTCCAACACTTAAAGGTACATACGTCCGTAGAAATAACGCCTCTACTGCAGGAATAACACCTGTTGATGACCCAGCAAACTGGTTAATCGTTGTTGCTGCTGCAATTGGTAATACGGGTCCTACTGGAGCAACTGGTCCTACAGGATTACAAGGTATTCAAGGACCTACAGGTATTCAAGGTCCTACAGGTCCTACAGGAAACCAAGGTTTACTAGGTCCAACAGGCCCTACAGGCACTACACTATTGAACGTAGATGGTGGCGGCCCCGATACTAACTATGGCGGAGTTATAACTATCAACGGAGGAGACGTGAGCGGTAACTAATGGCAATTAAATTACAATTACGTCGTGGTACGGCGTCACAGTGGACAACCACTAACCCGCTACTTTCAGAAGGTGAACTAGGTCTTGAACTTGACACTGGAAAGTTTAAGATTGGTAATGGTACACAAAACTGGAATGCGCTAGTATATGCCTCAGGTATTCAAGGCCCAACTGGACCTGCAGGAGTTGCTGGTGCCAATGGCGCCACTGGACCTGCTGGTGTTAATGGTGTCGCAGGACCAACAGGTGAACGCGGACCAACAGGTGTCGCGGGCCCAGCTGGCGATGGTGGAGTAGGACAACTGCTTCTTAACGATGCGCTGTTACAAACTGGAATTTACTTCCCAGTTGGAGCAGTTACTAGATTTACTAACGTGGTACAAACCGTGATACCACCGATTACGTTGATATAGGAAGGTAAATGAATGGCACGCAATATTGCGCCTGAATATTACGAGTGGAACCCGACCACTAAACAAATCACCATTGACCGCTACATCAAGCGTATCCACATGTTCCTTATTGTTAACTCAACACGCAATAAGATTCTATTTAATTTTAGCGACCCTACCCAAACAATCTCTGTTAGCTACCTATACCCTGACTACAGCATTGCTAATACAGCAGGAGAGACAGCTTACCGAACAATAATCCAACTAAACTCTTCAGTTGACACAACAGGCATGTTGTCAACAGATACTTTACAAATTGTTGTAGATGATGAGCACCAGAAGGTTACATTTGATGACACCTTTATTGACGGTGCACAGAAGCTTCGTACCTCAGAGCCTCAGTCACTTATGGATACTGACTTTGAATACTCAGTACAGCCATCTAAGTGGGAAGGCCTTTTCCTATCTAATGGTTACCCATCGTTCTTCGCTAAAGCATCTGGCGGTAACTCTTTTGATGTTGTTTCTATTATTGGAAACGGCGTACGCCCTCGTTCATCAATGACTGTCACTACCGCACTCCCTCATGGTTTAGTCCCAGGTCAGATTGTTTCTGTACAAGAAACTCTTAACTACCTTGCAGAAGGAACTGCTCTAGTAACTTCAGTCCCTACGACTACTACCTTTACATACACTGCTCGTGGAGCTATCGCTGGAGACGTAGCGTCTGGAACTCTTACATCAGTATATGGTGGAGATATCTTTGATGGTGCTCACATCCCTGGCGGTAACTTCCCAATCGGAGGTATTAACACCCTCAACCGTTGGAGAGCAACAGTTGATGGTGCAGCCCCTATCTCAACTGTAACTGCTATCTTTGACCAGCCACACGGAATCTATCCAGGAAACCTTATTGTAGTTTCTGGTACTAACAGCTTTGATGGTAACTGGCAGGTAACTAAGGTTGCTACACAGACTACTCTTGAGTTCGCTCTAGACCGCCAACAGTCAGCTGTATCAGTTCCTACAACTGCTCTTATCTTTGCTAAGGGAGACGGCTACGTTATTCAGCGCCCTTATGATGGTGGTGTTTCACTATCAACTGCTACCAACTCAATGGGCTCTACGACTATCCGTCAGACACGCCGCTACTTCCGTTACCAGTCAGGTAAGGGTATGCAGTTCTCTACAGGTGCTCAGCTAACGCCTGTGTACGACGTAGAACAGTTGTTTATTAACGGCGGCTCTATTGGCACTAACGTTGTTACAGTAAAAACAGTACAAGACCACGGTATGCAAGCAGGCGTTACAGTTGACATTGAAGGCGTTAAGACACGTTTTAACTACAATCCGTTTAATGGAAATGACTTCATTGTTAAGCGTGTTATCGACGTTAACACCTTTGAGTATGAAGTAGTTCTTACAGAAGCCCTACCGCTAGTAGACCAAAACCCTGGTGGAACTAACGTATACGTACACGCTCGTAAGTGGTTTGGTGCTGTTACACGCACAGGTATGTTTGATGACCAGAACGGTTTCTACTTTGAGTACGATGGACAGAAGATGTTCGTATGCCGTCGCCACTCTGAAAAAGAAGGTATTGGTCGCGTAAACGTAGTCAAGAACTCAAGCTTTGTAACTGGTTTAAATACACAGTTCCGTAAGCAACTGACTGTAGGACAGAGCATTGTTATTAAGGGCTCATCTTACAAAGTAATTGCAATTAACAGCGCTACCTCAATCAACGTTGCTCCAGCATACCGCGGAGCTACAGGTAACCGTACTCGCTACCTCATCACACAAAGTGACCGCTACTCTCAAGATGAGTGGAATGTTGACAAGTTTGATGGAGAAGGCCCATCTGGTTACAAGCTAGATGTTGGTCGTATGCAGATGGTCTACATCGACTACACATGGTACGGTGCAGGAACCATTCGATTTGGTATGCGCGGACCTGATGGAAAGATTTTCTTCTGCCACAGAATCCCACAGAACAACGTTAACAACGGCGCCTACCAGCGTTCAGGTAACTTGCCAGCTCGTTACGAAGTATCTAACGACCCATCAATCTTTACAAAGATGGTGGCTGGACCTACAGGAGTATTGGGCTCTCAGTTGGGACCAAACGACACAACGTTGTACGTAGAAGATGGTCGCAACTTCCCATCTGCAGGATTCATCTATGTTCGTGACGCTGTTAACTGTGAAATTATGCGCTACACATCTGTAGGTGCATTTGACCCAGTTAAGCGTGGTTACCCAATCACAATTGCTCAACGTCGTGCGTCTATTACAAACGTATACCCTGACACACCGTTCACATTTAGCGGAACAACCACACCTATAACCTTTACACCAGATTCATCTATCACTGGTGTTGGTAATGATGCTCAGGTTGCAGTTCAGTCTATTACTCAGAACTGTGCACCTATCATCAGCCACTGGGGTTCATCGGTCATCATGGATGGTCGATTCGATAACGATGAGAACTTCATCTTTACTGGTGGTATGACAAAGCTTCTACCTGTAGCAGCGGGTGTTACTCGTCCGCTTCTTGCGCTTCGTCTTGCACCATCTGTAGATAACGGTATTGCCCGTAACTTTGGTATCCGCGAGTTGACTAACCGCATGCAGTTGCAGTTAAACTCTATCGGTGTTACCACTAACGGACAGTTCCGTATTGATGCGCTCCTTAACCCTAACCAAATCTTCTACGACAATTACGCCCCAGCTACTTTAGTAGCCACCCGTACTTGCACAGGTGCCTCAGGAAGCATTCAGCTAACAGTTACTGACGCCGCGGGTACTAACGGTATCGTTCCAGGCATGATTGTTACGGGAGGAAACATCGGTGTAGGCGCTCAAGTGGCAACTGTTACCGCTAACCTTGTTACGCTATCGGTTCCTAACACAGGCGCTGTATCTGGCGGTATCAGCTTTACGCCTCGTACAGGATACGTCGGTTTACCAGATGACTGGAGCCGTGACCTAGTAGGTTCTGGTTCTTTGGCTCAAATTATCTACTTTGATAATACAGGCCCTGGCGCTGGAACAGTTCGACCTGCCTCTGGACGTATCGCTGGTGGAGACTCCGTTGCCTCCTTCTACTCAGAAAACGGTGGTGGAGCTTCTAACTACAACGTCTCTAACTACGACCTCAGCTCTACCCGAGACCTTGGTAACTCAATTATCTCTGGCGACGGCAACGTCTCTAGCCCTAGCTACCCTAATGGTCCCGATGTTATCGTCCTTACGGCTACAAATATCGGTACCGCCATAGGTAACATCTCAGCTCGTATCTCATGGATTGAGGCTCAAGCATAATGTCCCTTGTTTACGATGTCCATATTTTTAAAGACGCTATACTTTTAATAACCTCGGAAGGTAGGTAGAACCCCATGCCAGACTATACATCGCTTAGTACGCAGATTGATGCGGTTAAGACGGAAATTACGCAGTCGCTTAATGCGAGTACGTATACTGCTCAAGACCTAATCTATGTTGCTAAAGCACTTGAGACTATGGGCTCCCTTCTGGGCGTCAATGATATTGTTGCTGCAACCGCTGACCGCGTAACAGCAATCACTACTGCTGGTACAACACAGGTTACTGCTGTTAACACCGCAGGCACAACACAAGTTTCTGCGGTAAACACTGCGGGAAATAATAAGGTCGCTGCTATCGCGGCAGAGGCCTCCAACCTAACCGTACTAGCGTATATGGGAGTACTCGACTAATGCCAACAACAGTAACACGTTTTAGAGCACTTACTGCTGGAACCACGGATGCTTCTGCGTATGCGGTTCCTTCAAGTAACACTGCAATTGTAACAAATGTAGTTCTTGCTAATAAGACTGCAGCAACCCGAACCGTCACAGTAACAACTGGTGGTTTTGCGTTCTGCTCAGGTCTTCAAGTTCCTGCAAATGGAACTGTAAATTTTGATGCCCGCGTAGTTTTAAACGCAGCTGAAACAATCTCCGTTACCGCAGACGCTGGTTCTGCTGTAGACGTGTTGATTTCAGGCGTATTGATTTCTTAATAAAAGGAAAAGGACAGGTAACTATAAATGGCAATATCCTCAAGTAAAGACTTTATCGTCTTCCCGAATGACAATTCGGGTCGTTTGTTTGTCAATGAGGCCACCTTTACAGCCAGTGGTACCTGGACTGCTCCTGCTGGTGTGACCTATGCCCAAGTCGTCCTTGTTGGCGCAGGCGGCGGCGGTGGCGGCGGTTCACAGAACGTGGCTGGCGGTGGTGGCGCTGGTGGTCAGGTAATCGTTAAGAACATTCAAGTAACACCAGGCACAACATACAACGTAACAGTTGGTGCAGGTGGTAAGGGTGGTCAGGGCGCAATTAACGGCGCAACTGACACAGTAAACACTCTTCCTGGCGGTAACGGCTCAGCAACCATTTTTGGTAACATCACAATTGCTAACCTTCTTGTTAACTCAGACTTCGACTACAGCGTTCAGTCATGGGATTCAGCAACATACTACCGTTCAGCAACTGGTATCTCTGGTCAGTCTTCTATTACTGTATATCCAAACGCTGCAGGCCTAACAGTTGGTCAGCGTGTAACAGGTACTAACCTTGGTGTTAACACACGTATTGCAGGTATCTCTGGAAACGTAGTTAGCTTGACAGTAGCAAACACTGCAACAGTTGCAACTGTAGTGGGCTTCTCACAGGGTGAGTCTGTAGTACGTCCTTCTAACGTATTCTTCAACAACATCTCATCTGCAGCCTCTGACATCTTTACTAACCCACAGACAGGTAACACTGCAGGTTCACCATACTTTAGAAACCTATCTAACAACATCTTGCAGCCTAACGTGTCTCAGCTAGAAGATGCTGCGGTATTGTCTAGTAACTTGATTCGTCAGTACGGTACAGCTCTTTCAACATTTGCTATCAACAACGCAGGTGTTCCTACCAAGCTTCCAGAAATGGTTGGCGGGTACACTAAGACTGCAACTACTGTACTAAGCTCTACAACTGTAACCTTAAACAGCACTAACGATGTATACCCAAATATGTACATTACAGGTACTGGTTTTGCTTCAGGAACTGTTGTTCTAAGCGTTGACAGCCCAACTACCATCACGATTTCTCAGGCAGCAACTGCTGCTGGAACCGTTACAGCTACTGTCTCTTACTCAGGAGCATTTGGTATTAACGGCCTAATCTGCGGCACAAGCTCTTCAACATCAGGCGGTGCACCTACATGGGTTCAGTTCTCAACAATGAACTCAACAACAACATCTAACGGTACCCAGACAGCTGCTGGTACACAGGGTGTTCCTTACATCCCAGGTGCTACCTATACCTTCTCTGCTTACATTTCTACAAACGTAAACATCAGCACATCTACACCAATCCTATTCCAGCTACGTTCTTCTGGTGCTTCACGTAACGCAGTTTCAAGCACTAACTACTTGAACGGCTCTAACTCAGGTACAACTGATTCTATCGATGCTGGTACAGCTAACGGATTCTTCGTACGTCAAGGTATCCCAGCAACTCTAACCAACTACGGTGGAGCGTACACAACTACTGCTAACGCTGCTAACGGCGCTACCACAATCACAGTTGCTGATGCAACAGGTATTTTGATTGGTATGGCTATTACTGGTTCTGGTATTCAGTCAGACACTATCGTATCTAACGTAGTCGGAACTACTGTAAGCATCAACAAGACAACTAACGCAACACTTACTGATAGCACAGTTAACTTTGCTAACCCAGCTGGTGTTCAGATGCTTGGTTCAAACGTAACAACAGGTCAGACTGGATGGCGCCGTCTTTCAGCGACATTCACTACACCTACAATTGCGTCTGCTCTTGCTAACGGTACATACGCGTTCGGTTCAACACCTCAGTTTATCCACCCAGTTATTCTCTTCCAGCAGGGTTCTGTAAACTACTGGATTGATAACCTACAGCTTGAAGTTGGTAACGCAACCACTACATGGCGCCCACCTGTATACCGTGAATCTCAGTCAATGCTTATGCAGACTAACTCCGCGGCTGGTGCAAACCTTGAAACTTCACACCGCTTTGTACGTGTTAACTCAGGTACTCAGTACTCAGGTTCTGCATTCGTTGTAGCAACTGGTACTTCTAACTCATACCGCCCAGTTCGTGGTTTCATCGAGTACTTCGATGCTGACTTCAACTCAGTTCTTCGTACTGAAGGTAACAACGTATTCTTGCCAATCTCTGGTGCTGCAACTTCAACACAGCAGATGCCAGCAGTTACATACCCAGTACGTGTAGTTGTAAACGGTGCAACCTCACCTGTCAACGCACGTTGGGCTAAGTTTGGTGTTATGGTTCTTGAAGGTGCACAGAGCGCCACAGGTACAGCAATTGAACACCACATTATTGCTCCACAGCTAGAGCCTGCAGCAGTAGCTACTACATACAAGAAGGTTGATAACGTCAACTACTTCTATGCTGGTCAAGCAGGTATGACACCAATCGTTTCATCTCTTGGAACCCTTGCTGCAGAAGGCGGTGGAGGTGGTGGAACATTTAACACTAACTCTACACATTGGCAGTACGGCCTCATCGGTGGCAACAACGGTGGACACGCAGCTAACAACTCAAGCACTACTACTACCCTTGCAGGTGGTGGCGCAGGTGCTGGTGGTGCTGGTGAGATGGCTCACGTATACGGCGTCGGTGTTTCTAGCGGTGCCTCAATTGACGGCTTCCGTACAACTGGTGGCGGTTCACAACAGATTTGGCCAATGCGCGGTCACCAAGGTGGATACGCAGTTTGGAACTCTGGTACAAACAACTCCCACCCAATGGGTGCAGCTGGTAAGGGTGGACCTGGTGTTCTCCTAAACGGTTTGAACTCAGGCTCTCCACTTGGTCTACCAGTTGCTGGTGGCGGTGGCGGTGCTGGGTGGTCAGCAAGCAACTCAATTCAGCAGACAATTCCTGGCATGGGTCAGAACGGTGGAGGTAAGGGTGCTCCAACATGGTTGGCAACTCAAGCATCAACCACAGCTGATTACTACGCACGTGGTCTAGACGCGATTGCTAACACTGGTGCAGGTGGCGGTGGTGGTGGTTCTAACTGGACTAACTCACCTAACACTCTTATTACACACAACTCTGCTAACGCAGCGGTTAACTACGAAGCTATTACATCTGAGTTCTTTAAGTGGAACCCAGTGTATAACGCAAACATTATCATCTCAGCACAGGCTGGATTCTATGGTTCAAACGTTCTACGTACAACCATCCAGGATACAGGTAATGCAAAGATTACAACTTCATGGCAGTCCTTCCCAATTCTTCCACGTATCGCACTAGTATTCCCTGGTGTTGCTGCGCGTCTAACAACTGCTCCTGGCGGTGTTACATCTGCACAGTTCACAGGTCTACCAAAGCGTGTACGTCCAACAGTTCGTTGGAAGAATGACAAGAACGTCATCATTCGTGAAGACCGTCCTACATTTGATATCCAGTTCTCAGGAACTAACACTGTTACCTTCCTAGGTGCTTCAGGTGCTACATCTGGCTACTGGCAGACTCTTGCAGCTCCAGAAAACGCTGCTTACTTTGATGTAACATGGGAGTTCCTATACATGGATGCTGGCGACGTTGTTGACGTTGACTTCGGTGGTTGCCAGTACTACGGCTACCAGTCATTTGGCGGAAACGGCGCAGATGGCTACGCTATGGTTCGTTGGTTCGACAAGGCAGTACTCTAGGAGGAAATGAATGGCTAAATACGCACTAGTAGATGACAACCTAATCACTCAGGTTCAGGTTGCAGAGAGCGAAGACGCTCTAGGTCCTCTGGCACTGCTTTTTGAAGTAGTTCAGATTGACGGCCTTAACCCAGAACCAGCACGTGGCTGGGAGCGAGTAAATGGTTTTTGGTGCCCTCCTGGGGTTCCAGAAGCTGCTAAAGCTCTTTGGAACGGAACTGGATTCGAAGGAACAGCAGAGCTTGAAGCTCCTGCAGAAGAAGACGAAGAGGAAGAAGAGGACGATAAATAATGGCCATTTCTTCACAGCCAACAGTATTGGCTCAGTCTAACGACGCTTACATCAACGTAGGTGTCACAGGACGTCTTCAGAACTTCTCAGCTGCAACAGGTACACTCAGCATCAACCCAACTAACGGTTCGTTCATCCGAATCACTAACTTGGTTGGTGCAGTAACTGTAAACTGGACAGGTGTTCCATCAGGTTATGGAACTCGCTGGCAGGTAGAAGTCCGCAACCGTGGCGCTAACGCAGTAGCTTTTAACGGTGTGACATGGGACGGCGGTTCAGCCCCTAGCATCGCATCTGGCACTGCAGCTTCAGTTCTAAACTTCTACTCACCAGACGGCGGAGTTACTATCTTCGGACGTCTTGAGTTTGCAACAGTAGCTTAATATAGATTAGAAATAGCTCCCCGCCGTCCTACGGGACTGGCGGGGCTTTTCTATTTAAGGATACAATTTATCTATGAAAATAGCCGTATACACCATCGCATTAAATGAAGCACAGTTTGTAGAACGCTGGTATGAATCCGCAAAAGACGCGGACTACCTAATGATTGCTGATACTGGTTCTGCGGATGGAACCGTAGAGAAAGCCTTGGCGCTTGGCATTAACGTTCACGTAATAAGCGTACGACCATGGCGCTTTGATGATGCTCGCAATGCAGCCCTCGCCCTATTGCCAGACGACATTGACTATTGCATTTCACTAGATATGGATGAAGTGCTAGCGCCTGGTTGGCGTGATGAGATTGAAAAGGCGCCCAAAGGAACTACACGTATACGGTATGACTACACGTGGAACTTTAATCCAGATGGTAGCCCTGGTCTTACATTTGCTGGTGACAAGATTCATGCACGTCATGGGTATCGCTGGCTACATCCTGTACACGAGTGCCTCTATACAGACCGCCTTGTTGAGAAAGAGTACTGGTCAAAGCTAGGCCTATGGCACAAGGCAGATGACACTAAGTCTCGCGGACAGTACCTTCCATTGCTTAAGTTATCTATAGAAGAAGACCCACACAACGACCGTAATGCTTACTACTATGCTCGTGAGCTTTTCTTTCACGGACAGATTGAGGAAGCGTTGGTTCAGTTCAAACGCCATCTATCTTTGCCTAAAGCGGTATGGAAAGCTGAACGAGCATCTTCTATGCGCTACATAGCCAAGTGCTCTACAGATGAAGCAGAGAAGCTTAAGTGGTGGAAGCTTGCTGTTCAAGAAGAGCCCGCTAAACGAGAGGCGTATGTAGAGCTGGCACAGTATCACTATGACAAGGGCCGTATTGAAGAGTGCTACATGTGGGCTAAGAAGGCAGTTAATATTAAAAACAAAAGTATGGACTATTTAAATGAGGCATTTGCCTGGGGAGCACAGCCCTACGACCTAGCTGCTGTATGTGCGTTTTGGTTAGGTGAAAAGAAGATGGCCCTTGAATATGGAACCATAGCCGCAGAGTTGAGCCCTACAGATGAGCGAATAGTCGGTAACCTAGAACTCTACAAGAAGGCGGTAGAAGATTGAGAGCTCACGCACCAGGTGGTCGCTTTGATGCAGACTTTGAAACCAATAAAGTATTAGAAGGCGTAGACGCAGACCTTAAGAGGCCTGTAGGAACTACAGCCAAGTGGTTTATCTGGGACCCCGTAGCTACTGTGGTTGACCCTATCTATGATGTAGGACAAGACCTATCTACTGCAACTGGTGGTCGTATCTGGAAAGGCCCATTTGATTTACCAGTAGTAAGAGCCGTCATTAAACAAGGTGGCGTAAAGAACAGTCAACGCGGTTACTACGGCGCAGACTCCCTACACCTCACCCTTAACGCTGAGGACGTAGAGAAGATTGCACCAGGCGTAATTGGTAACCCAGACCTACAAGCTCGTGGTCGTATCTTATGGAAGGGCCAGGTCTATCGCCCTTATTACATCCAACAGGCTGGCATTGTTGCTGAAAGATTCACACTCTTGGTTGTAGAATGTATGCAGGTAATGGCAGATGAAATGGTCAACGACCCACAGTTCCTGGCACTCGCTGGGTATATTAAGTAGGAGTTCTAATGCCGCACTCAGGTAACCTGCACTCTGCCCCAGTAGAGTCAGTAATTAACGCCGAAACTTTTACAAGCAAAGACCGACTTAAAGTCTCTAACATCGAGACTACTTTTTATAGCAGCTTCCAGTTTGGAAAAGACGTCCTATGGGATGAAGCCGTATCTAATAATGGGGCTGCAGTGTGGGACCCAGCTGCTGCCGTTGTAGACCTTACAGCAACAGGAACTTTAAACTCGCAGGTTCTATATCAATCTAAAAACGTTATGCGGTATATCCCTGGTAGAGCCTCTGCTGTAGCTGGCGCCTATCGTCTTTCAGAAATGAAAGCTGGTATGCGCTATCGTTGGGGGTTGTTTAACGAGGAAAACGGGGCGTACTTTGAAGTAGATGGTACAGAGATGTACTGCGTAGTTAGGACTAAGACTACTGGAACTATAGTTGAGAACCGTATCCCAAGAAGTTTGTGGAATGGCGACAAGCTTAACGGAGATGGTCGCAGCGGACTTAACATTGACCTCACAAAACAACAACTTCTTTATATTGAGTATGAGTGGTATGGCGCGGGTGAAGTAAAGTACTACTTTGTTATTGATGGTAGAAAGCGTTTAATCCACACAACTAGCCACGCTAACCACATTTCAACTGTATGGTCTGCTACCCCCTTTCTTCCAATCAGAATGGAAGTAAAGAACACTACTGGCGTTACTGGTGGAGGAAAGCTTCACGTAGGCTCTATCTCATATGCGGTAGAGGGTAACTCTGCCTATCAAGGCGCAGTAAATAATATGACTACACCGATTGCGGGAGTTACAACAACTGCAGCCGACACCTTCTACCCCATTATCAGCGGAAGACTAAAGTCAACAGCTCTTCAGGCTGTGGTTGTTCCTCTATCTTTCCAGATAGCAACCCTTGATAACACCTCTTTACACTATAAGGTTTTTATAAACTCCACGCTTACTGGAGGTACTTGGGTAGACACCCTTAACCCAGAACCTATTACCCAATACAACTACACAGCCACTGCTTTAAGTGGTGGGGTAGAAATCTACGGTGGGTTCCAAGTTGCTGGAAGCGGAGCGCCTCAAATTGTGTTTGACCCAGGAGTAAACGCTCAGCTAGGAAGAACATCTCTAGGAACCGTTTCAGATATCTTTACTATTGCAGCTGCCACTACTAATGGTAACAAAAAAGTTGTATGTTCAGTTAACTGGTTAGAGCAAAGATAAGGAATATAAGTAATGGCTAAAGATACGAACCCTTGTTGGGACGGCTACGTCCAAGTAGGCATGAAGACTAAGGGTGGCAAGAAAGTTCCGAACTGCGTCCCCGCAGGTTCTGGCAAAAAGAAAGTCTCCAAACCTAAGAAAGCGAGTAAGTAATATGTGTGCTACATGTGGATGTATGGGAAAGAAGAAGGCTGCTAAGAAGGTCGCTAAGAAGGCGGCTCCAAAGGGCATGTCATCTAAGCAAAAGAAGCTTGATATGGACAAAGACGGCAAGCTAGAAGGCTCAGACTTCGCCGCCCTACGAAAGAAGAAGAAGTAATGTGCGCCACCTGTGGCTGCGGTAAGCCAAAAGACAAGCATGGTATGAAGACCCTAGCTGCTGCTAACAAAAAGTTTGCTAAGAAGGCTGCCCCGTCTAAGGCTAAGAAGGCATCTATGCCTAGAAAGAAAGGCATGTAATGGCTACCTTTAACTTCGGCAAATACACAGAGGCCAAGGATAAGAAGAAGGACGCCAAGATGACCAAGGGTATGACCCCAGCTCAGAAGGCTAAGTTTGAGAAGGCTGACAAGGCTCACGGAGCCAAGAAGAAGCCAAAGACAATGGCTGAAGATAAGAAGATTGACGCCAAAATCATTAAGAAGATTAAAAAGAAGTAAGACGCTTAGGGGCCCAAAAGGGCCCCTTTGCTTTATCCTTATAGTGAATCCATGCGGGATTCAAAGCTTCACCCCCTGCGTTGTACCTTGCGAAATCTAGGATGGACATGCCTAAAAAAGTATCATCAGCATCTGACACAGACTTCAGACGCGAGATTAATAAGGCCATTCCTGGTAATGCTGTCACTGCAGCTTTAGGAGCTTTGACTGTCGCAAATGTACTACTGGGGAGACACGTTGCTAAACGTAGAAAATCTCGTAGAGGCTAAAGCCTCCGAGGGCTCATTAGAAATGACTGCAGCTCTTCGTGAGCGTGCAGTAGCTGCTGGCTGGCCAGCTGATGTAATCCCCCAGATGTCAGTTAACTTTGACGGTTCTAATTTAAACTACAACGTACCTGATAAAGCGTGGGACCTAGAATACGGTGAGCCTAATAAGTCCGCCCCAACTTCTGTCATGCGCGGTTTGAACTACCGACTACATGGGTTTATGGATGAAATCATAGACAACGAGCTCCTTGACCGTATGGTTATGGAAGACGAGGTGTTCCATGGGTAGCCCATTTATTATTGCAGAGGATGAAGCAATCAAAGCCTACCTACAAGGTATGGTGGTTGCTGATGAGAAGTCGGCCGCAAACAACGGCCCTACTGAGACAATTAAAACTAGACCAGTAAAGGTATGGTTCGGATACCCTGATGTAGAAATCCGTGCACAGGAGTTTCCTTTTGTAACTATAGATTTAATTGATGTTGTTCCAGCTAACGACCGTCAGGTTCAAGGAAAGCTACACGACGGGGACTATCGTGGAACTATCACAGCTGTGCCAGGTTTAGTCTACGAATACGACTACCCTATTGCTTACGACCTTATCTATCAGCTTACAACCTATGCAAGACACCCACGACATGACAGGGCCATCCTGTTTCAAATGTGGAATAAGTTTCCATCTAAGTACGGCGTACTGCCTGTAAGTAATCAGTTAGGAACTGAGTACAGCAAGCGGTCTATGTTCGTAGATGGATATGCAAAGCGAGATACGTTTGAGGATGCGGAAAGTGGAAACCGACGCCTCCTACGTAACGTCTTTACATTAAGGGTGGTTAGTGAGATGACCCCAGCAGTAGCAGCTACAGCATTTGCTGCTATTACTTCTGTCACTATTAACCTACCAGTAAACAACCAGACGTCTATCCCTTCGGTCTACGAAATCTTGTAATAAACGGCAACCACGTAAAATCTATCTAAGGAGATAATCTAAATGGCATTTCAACGCCCTGGGGTATACGTTCAAGAAACGTTGAACCCTGTACAGCCAATCGCTGGAACTAACTCAGAGTTTGTTACAGCTTTAGTTGGTGAAAACGACCGCGGTCCTATCAACACCCCTTCACTCGTAACATCTTGGAACCAGTATGTAACATTGTTTGGTTCTTGGAACTCTTATACAAACAACTCATTGCCACTTGCAGTTTACATGTTTTTCTCAAATGGTGGCAGCCAGCTTTACGTAACACGTATTGCAGCAGCCCCAGGTCTTGCTACTCGTTCACTCAATGACCGAGCTGTTAGCGCTTCAGCAACTCTCCAAGTAGCTGCTAAGAACCCTGGTCGCTGGGGAAATGACCTAAACATTTCTATTGCTAACTCTATTGAAACTGGCTACTTTGACCTTATCGTCTACAGCGGTGGTCAGACAGACTCAAATGTTGTAGAGACATTTAGTCAGCTATCTATGACAACTACTGACACACGCTATGCACTAAACGTGGTTAATGTTTCATCTAACTACGTAACATTGACAGACCTAAACTCTTCAAACACTGGAACTACAAGAAACCCAGCTGTGGTTGCTAACCAAACACTTGCTGGCGGTTCAGTCGGAAACGCAGTCTCAGTTACAGAGTACTCAGCGGGTCTTGCAGCATTTGATACAGTACTTCAGTCTTTGGTTCTTAACTTGCCAGGTCAGACAGCTGTAAACGTTGTAAACGCTGCCATTAGCTACGCTGAATCACGCGATGACGTATTCGTAGTTATTGATGGAATTGACAACACTCCAGCAGACCAGCTAACTCGTTCTGCTCAGTACACAGCAAGCTCTCTAGCAGCTGTTTACTACCCACCTCTAGTTATTGCAGACCCAACTGTTGCACTAGGTGCTACCACTGGTAGAACTGTAACTGTAGGTGCTGGAGCAGCTGTGGCAGGTCTTATCGCTACTACTGACAACTCTCGTGGAGTTTACAAGGCACCTGCTGGTTTGCAGGCTCGTCTTGCTGGTGTGGTTTCTACACGTCAGCTTACAAATGCAAACCTTGATTCTCTTAACTCAGCAGCAGCCCCTGTAAACGCTATCCGCTTTATCCCAGGCTCAGGCTATGTTGTAATGGGAGCAAGAACTCTTAAGGCAGGTTACATCGACAAGTACGTACCAGTACGTCGTTCACTTATCTACTTACGCAAGTCTCTTACTGACCTTACACAGTTTGCAATCTTTGAGCCAAACAACGAAGGACTATGGCGTCGTCTAGATGCAACAGTCTCTTCATTCCTCACACAGTTCTGGTCACAGGGAGGCCTACGTGGCGCTACTCCTGACCAGGCATTCTTTGTCAAGGTCGATGCTGAGAACAACCCTCAGTACCTAATCGACCAAGGCCAAGTAAACATTGAAGTTGGCGTTGCACTACAGCGTCCAGCTGAATTCGTAATCATCAAAATTGGCCAGTTTGACGGTGGAACCACCGTTACTGTTGCGTAAAGGAGAGCCAAATAAATGACAACCCCTTCAAGTATCATCAATCGCTTCTCAAAGCTAGCGACTGACCCACTACGCTCGTTCCGATTTTATGCACAGTTTACACCCGCTCAAGGTGGCGCACCGTTCACTGATAAAATCCTAACTGGCTCAAGCGCAGACCCAGCAACATCTGGTATCTCATCTAGCTGGATTGGTGGTTTCTCGCAAATCTCTGGTCTAAGCATTAACACACAGTCAATCCAGTACCGTGAAGGTGGCTACAACACCACTGTACACCAGGTACCTGGTATGACTACCTTCTCACCAGTAACCTTCCAGCGTGGAGTTCTCTACGGAAACGACCAGGCTATTACCTGGATGCGTGGATTGTTTGCTACAGCTTCAGGTGAAGGTATTGCAATGCGTCAAGGTGGAGTGGACAAGAACTTCCGCGTAGACATTAACGTCTATGTCATGGACCACCCAAACACTGCTACAAACGCAGCAACCACCACTGTAAACGACAACACCCCACGTATGGGATTCAAGATTCATAACGCTTGGATTACTACGCTAAACTATACAGACCTAAATGCTGCTGACGGAGCGATTCTTTATGAGTCAATGTCATTAGTTCACGAAGGTTTGTCAGTGTTCTTTACTGATGCAAACTACATCCGTAAGGATACTGGAAAGCTTTAAACCAACCAATAGGAGTATAAAATGTCAGACATTATTACCGATGCACAATTACTACAACAGTTTGCTGAAAAGATTTCAGAGGAGCCCGCGCCTAAGATTAAGACGCGGGCGCCTTCTGAGTCTGAGGTAGACCTGCCAGGTGGTTTTGTTGACCTTAAGGGTGAACTACATACCTCGGCAGAGGTTAGAGAACTAACAGGAGCAGACGAAGAAGCTGTAGCTAAATCAGGTTCTTCAGGTAAGGCCCTCAACGTTCTACTAGCCAGAGGCTTGGTGAAACTTGGAGACAAGGAAGCCACAGCCGACGACCTAGATATGTTGCTATCGGGAGACCGTGACGCAATCCTTCTAGGTATTAGAAGGGTTACATTTGGACAGACATCAACCCTAATGGTTAAGTGTTTCTCTTGCCAAGATGAGCATGAGACAACTATTGACCTAGTGGAAGATGTTCCTGTTGTTAGGTTGAAGGACCCAGTGGGAGACCGCGTATGGGTTATGGATACTAAGCAAGGCCAGGTAACTGTGGCTCTTCCAAACGGCATAACACAAAAAAGGTTGATGGAAAACTACGACAAGACATCAGCCGAGATTAATACACTCTTACTATCTGGATGTATTGTTTCAATAAACGGTGAACCATCTGTTGGAGCTGGTACTGCACTATCACTTGGTATGGCAGACCGCACCCGCGTAATCGACGAGATTATCAAGCGCAACCCAGGCCCTCGCCTTGGGGAGGTGAAGAAAGCTTGCAAGGCATGCGGTGAAGATATCTCTCTACCGCTGAGCTTGCTAGATTTGTTTCGTATATAGCGAAGCAGATTACGAAGAGCTACTTGACCAGTATGAAGTCCTAACAAGGTCTTTTACTGGATGGACACTAAAAGATATACGCGCCTTATCAGTTCGTGAAAGACAGAACTGGTTAGAACGTTCCCAACGATACCAACCTAGAGGATAGTGATGGCAAGAGAAGACCTTAACATGGGTAGCTCTAACGCTGCCGCATTCATCTCATCCCTAAGAACTGGCCTGTCTTCACTGCGACAGGAGATGAACCTCCTAAAGCAAGGCACAGGTGATTGGTCAAACCTATTAGGTGGGGCCATGGGACGCCTCAATGGGCGCGGAAACTACGGACAGCCTGGTTCAAATTTAATTGCCCCTGTTCCAGTATTTAATGTAACAAGCGCGGGTGAAACATCCCAAGAGTACATGTACCGTCAGTCTGGGCATAACACAGTATTTAATGCCCCTGGCATAGAACCTTACCGCCCTCTACCTTCATACTACACAGGCGCACCAACAGGCGCTGGCGGTGGCGGAGGTATGTCGCCTGCAATGCAGCGTGGTTTAATGGGCGGTGCTGTTGGTGGAATTGCTGGAATGCCTACAGCAAAAGAAGCTGTTGAATATGAACTAGCTACTCAAAGAATGGTGTTCTACCAGCAGCAGGCCTCTTATCAACCTGGTGGAAGAATTAGACCGTTCTCTAATTTAATTCCAGGTAATCCAGACCCTAACAGCGACTATGCAAGAGCGACTGCTTTGTTGCAACAGTTGGGTCGACAGGGAACTACTACAGGTAAGTTTGATACTGTACAAGCAATGGAAGCTGCAAGACAGCTTGGTATTGGTGGACCTAACTTTTCAAACGTAGCCCTTGGCGCAGCACAGATGTCTAACCTTACCCCTGGTATTGGTGTTGAAGGCTCAATGAGAGCATACGGCGCTATACAACAGGGTCGTAACGTCAACATGCTTCGCGGTATTGGTATCCGTATCCGTGGTGAAGATGGTTCTATGAAACCTATGCCACAGATTATTGATGAAATCTGGGCTAAGTTAATGAGAGAAAAGATGGGCAATGAACCCGTAACTGCTCAAGATGTAGCTATCTCTTTACAGCCTGGTAATGCTCTGGCATCTATGCTTGACCAATACTTTGGAAATGACCCCCTACTTCGTAAGCAGGTAGAAGATGGTCTTATGCTTAAAGCGCGAAGTGGTGGACAGGCCTTTGCTGGAAGAGACCTTAAAAAACTTGGTGAGAAGTATGGCGCTACTACACCTGCAGTTAGTTCTTTAAGCCAAAGAATTACAGAATCTACTAGAACCCTACAGCAAGCAGCACCTGCTATGGCTGACGCCTTCACGTATGCAAACCGCGTGCTTAGCTACTTTACAGGTTTCATGAACTTAATTGATAGATTTACTGGTCTGTTCTCTGGAATTGGGGCAATTAAAAGCGGTATAGGAACACTAGGGCAAAGCGGTCTTGGCAATGTATTGTCTGGAGCGTTTAACTTTGCTGCTGGCCCACTACTAGGTGGTCTTCTTGGTAATATGTTTAGAGCAGAAGGTGGACCTGTTGGTGGAAAGATGCCTTACGTTGTAGGTGAGCAGGGCCCAGAACTATTCGTCCCTGAACAGCCAGGAATTATTGTTCCTAACCATGAGTTAAAGAACCACCCATTCCGACATGAGGGTGGCGCTGCGTACCCAGGACACAGCCACAATGGAAACTTTACAGGCCCTAAGGGCTCAAGCGGAATTAAGTTGAGCCCAGATGAATTAAAGAAGGTATTGGAAAGAGCGGGCTTTGAAGGACAGGGATTAGCAAACGCATTAAAGATTGCTGGTGCTGAGTCTGGTGGACGCCCATACGCATTTAATCCACATGGTGGGGACCTCTCCTATGGCCTATTCCAAATTAACATGCTTGGCGACCTTATGGACGAACGTCTAAATAAGTCTTGGAACATGGCAGGCGGTAAGTCATTTAAGTTAAATTCAGTTAACGACCTTTTTGATGCAGAGACTAATGCACGTGTTGCATACCACATGTCTCAAAAAGGATATAACTGGAGCTCTTGGTCTACTAAATCTGTGCTTGGTAACAACAACTCTTCAGGTGATGGTGGCTCAGATAGGTCTACCTTCTCCTCTGCTTCAGCTAAAAATAACGGCAAAGAAGATGGCAAGTTTAGTTGGTCTAAGTTGTTCAGCACTGAAGGAACCAACAATAGAAATCTAGTATCAGATTTACTAAAAGGCTTTACCTCTATGTCAAGCCCTGCACTAAAAACAACATCTCAGGTAGGCGCTACAACGTATAACTATGGCGGCGTTACAGTAAACCTATCTGGTGGAGGAAGCGCACAAGACAATATTGCAGCCCTAAAGGCGGCTCTATCAAACTCAGAGACTCTAGATAAGGCGGCTAAAAACTAATGCCATTCATCGTTCCTCCAGGATTACTTCAAAAAAAGAAAGCTGCTGTAAAAAAAGAAACAGTAAAAAAAGCTGAAGCTTTAAAAAGAATTAACAACCTAGCTACAGCTAGCGTAGTATCAACAACTGCTGGAAGCATTGCATCATCAGCGGCCCCTACAGTTGCTGCAGCTGCTGCGGCCTCAACGGTAGTTGGCTCTGGTCTCAACCGTCAAGCAGTAGGTGTTGCTTTATCTAGAGCAGGCAAAATAGTAAGAGTTGGTGGATTACCTGGACTAGGTGTTGGGTTAGGTCTAACCCTTATTGGAAAAGCTTTGGAAAACTCAGCGATAAAAGATTACAACAATCTGGTGGGGAGTACCCCTCCAGACAATAAGAGTACTAAGTCATTTCCACCAAGAAACTATGACTACAACCTACCGCCACATAAGTGGAGCCTACCTGTAAGACCGCACGCGGTAGACGGTACTAGTGGTAAAGGAAATGTTGCACAGAACAACCACGAGGGCGACTTCCACAGACTACGTAGAGGTGTTATTTGGCACTGGAGTAACGGAAGCGACATCTCTGCTAGCAAAGAAGAAAACGGCGCAACAGTAATTACATCTGCAGCTCAACTACAGGCAGCAACAAAAGAAGCAGATAAAAAGAATGAGATATTAAAGCAGGGCTCTGGAAAAGAGAACAACTACAACTACGGTTTTCAATTCCTATGGAACCCAGAAACTATCTCATCTTCTATTGCAAGAAACATGGATGTTACCCCATCATCAGCTGACCGTTTCCGTTCAGTTGCAGGCGCCTTCCCTGGACAAGAGACATACCAATTCCAGATTATGTTAGACCGTGTAAATGACTTTGCAGCTCTAAGGTCTATGGCTGGAGATACGTATGCAAACTCAATGAAGCATCCAAAAGCTGTAGAGGTAAATGCAAACAGCCCACAGGTTAGAGAAAGTAAGTACGCCAAGATACCAAGTAACGCTGTGGACTACTACCCATCTGGACTTGGGTCTGTAAATTTACAAAAGATTAATGACCTAATGAAGTTTGGAACAATGGCTGACCTTGAGTATCTGTTTAAGGCCCTAAATGGAAACGGAGCTAACCAAGGCTCTGGTGAGTGGGCAACACTGATGCTTAAAAAGACAGCGAACATTGGGTTCCTATCCCCTAGCCTCTTGGGCTTTAGGTTCGGACCTAACGCTCAACAGCAGCTATCTTTTGTTGGATGGATAACAAATATGTCTATCAATCACACCTTCTTTACAGAAGATATGATTCCTTTACGCACAACCGTTTCGTTTAGCTGTGATGCCTTCGCTGGCTCCACAGTGGTTTAGGAGTAGTCATGACTATTTATCTAGGTTCTAGGTACGAGCCATCTTTTATTGACTTTGTTTCTACAGTCCCTAATGGGGATGAGAATCCTATTGTGTTCTACAACTTCCCTGACATTGGGACCCTTAGCTACTACGAGCATACCTTTAAAGAGGGAGAGCGACTAGACCAGCTGGGTAATAAGTACTATAACCGCTCCAGCATGTGGTGGATTATATTAGACCATAACCCTGAAATTAAAGACATCCTTAGTATTCCAGCTGGAACAGTGCTCAGGATTCCACGTGTTTAAATTTGTAAGTGTTTCTTTTCCAGACGCGCCTGAAGGTCCTAGAGCTGTGTATAAGGCCGTACTCATGCAAAAAACCTATGAGCATGAGCTTTTAATTTTAACGTTTAAAGACTGGAACCCTAATTACGAATCGATTAGACCAGGCACTCCTATTGAAGTTACCTTGTCAGCGAACACTACACCTAGAAACTTCTTCGGCTACATTCACCACATCACACCTTCTGCTACCCCAGGAAAGATGTTTACAGAAGTTGTATGCATAGGAGGCTCGTTTCCCCTTAAGCAGGCTTCTCAAACAACTTACAGAGACTGTACGGCAGACCAAGTAATAAAAGAAATCTGTATCAAACACAGCCTACGTTTTATTGGAAAGCCGCACCCTAGAGTTTACGAAATGATATCTCAAGCGGGATATACCGACTGGCAGCTTGCTGTCCGTTTGGCAAAGCAGATTGGTTACACCCTGCGTGGGGAAAACACCGATATCTATTTTGAGCCCATCCTTAATGACTATGAGCTATACAAAGACACCGCTAAGGTATTTGTAATGAAAGACGCCAGCGATGTTACTGGCTCTACGTTGTACTCATTTCAGCCATCTATTGGAGAGTCAATAGAGTACGACGGAGAGATGAAGTCTGCTGTAGCTATTAGCGGTGTAGACAGATTCTCTAAAGCTGCTATGGCTCAGACCAAGCAAAAGAGAAATAAGACTACAAAGGCAAAACGTCAAGACGAGTTCTTTGACCGTTTTAACTCTTTAGTTGTAGCCCCTAATGCAGAGATTGCAACCTACGAAGCAGATGCGGCTGAAGCTAGAAACTCGTTCCCATATAGAGGAACAGCTAGTGTGATTGGTGACCCAACCCTTAGACCTAATATGCCAGTTTATCTATCTGGGCTCGGTCCTACGTACTCTGGATATTGGACTGTCCTGTCTGCGGAACACGTAATGGTTGAGACCGAAAGAAACGTCCCTACTTACGTTACTAATATTGTTGTAGGAACTGACTCTTTAGGTTCTGTAAATGGAGTAGCTGGACTAGAAGTTGCAGTCCCTGGCAGCCCAAAAAGATTAATTAAACCTGGAGTAGCTTCTGGTAGACCAAAGACTAGCAAGCCTCTTATAAAGAGTTCAGCCCGTAGAAGTAGCAATCAAAACAAAGGAAGCTTTGGAAAGATTGGTAACAGACAGAAGGTCACTGCAAAAACTAAGCAGCCTTCTACCTGGGTTGCTGATAAAAAAACTACTAGGGTAACCTTTACTCCTAAAAAGATTAAGTCACCTACCGTGGCTAACAGGGTAAGGAGCAGAGCAGCCCTATGATAGACGAGAAAAGATTCTATGGACTCTACCTAGGCATCTGCGTGGATGTAGAGGACGACCAAAACGATAACCGCATCCGCTTACAAGTACCTCAGGTACTAGGTCAATCAGAGACTGGTTGGGCTAGAGCATGCTTGCCTGTTACATCTAACAGCAACCACCCTGACCACAAGAAACATTTAGCTGCTGAGGTAGCCGCACTTTTAGAAGCTCACGCGGACCACTCAGTGTCGGGCACAACGGGAGGGGCGACAGTTTCTACCTTTGGGTCTCATACACACTCCTTCAGTTTTACGACTCCCCACACCAATAACCATACGGGAAACTCATTGACGTTAGACCATGAGCACGAAACCGACGCTGATACAGACAACAAATGGAATGATGACCAAGAGACAAACCTGACACCTGAGCATACACCGCATAGACTAGTACCTAAGCTAGGTCAAAAGGTCTGGGTTATGTTTGAGGGCGGAGACCCTAATTTTCCAGTATGGATGGGAGTTGAACTGTGACACAACGAGCCATAGCTCTACCTTTTTCTTTTAACTCTGCGGGAGAAGTCTCCTATACAACAGACGAGGCCAAGATTATCCAAGATAGACTTGTGCTAGCAATCATGAGTCGTCCAGGCGAACGAGTTATGCGACCAAGCTTTGGTAGCGCAATTTATGAGACCATGTTTGAAGACGAAAATACTGCCATAGCAATTGCAACTGAGGCAGTAGCCGCATGCTTTACAGAGTTCTTTCCTTACCTAGAGTTTATAGAGGTCCTTCCAGACGTAGACGGAGAGGGCACACTAGAGCTAGAGGTTAGATATAGAAAGTCCCAACAGACATTAACAGAGTCTTTAAGTATAAAGACTAAGACGTTCTCCAGAGCTGGAGAGGTACTACAGGAGGTCCGATAATGGCAAATGAAAACTATGTTCCGCAAGTAGATTACACCTCTCGTGACTACCTATCTCTCAAAGAAGAGATGGCAGCTCTCATCCCGTACTTTGCTCCCAACTGGACTAACCGCGACCCAGCAGACTTTGGCATGACCTTAATTGAGTTGTTTGCATACATGGGTGACCAGCTTAACTACTATATCGACCGTTCTTTGAACGAGGCTTTCATTACTACCTCCAGCCAAAGAGATAACGTTTTAAAAATTGCACGCCTTCTGGGGTACACACCCACAGAATCTACAGCTGCCAAGGTTACGCTGACCTTTCAGAACTCAACTGGAAGCACTATCACCGTACCAAAAAGAACTCAGGTATCAACTACTGTTGTAAACAGCGGTTCAACAACCCAGATTATTTTTGAAACTGACAGTGCGGTAACTGTGCCTGCAAAGGTAGGAACAACTAATGGTTCTATTACAGTAACGGCAACTCAAGGCGAGACACTTGGGTATGACGCAATCACACGCCCTACAGATGGAGAGCTAGGGGTATCTAACGGTGCAGCCAATCAATTCTACCCAATCCCAGACTCCCCAGTTATTGGTGGAAGCATTGAGATAGATGTATCTGGAGTTAAGTATTCTTATGTCCCATTCCTAATTGACTACCAAGATTACGACCCAGTGTTTACAACCTACACAGATGCTGAAGGCACTACATACGTTCAGTTTGGTGACGGAATCAGCGGACGTATCCCAGCAAACCAGGCAACTATTAAAGCTACCTACCGTATTGGTGGAGGCAAGCTGGGTAACGTTGCAGCTAACACTATTAAGTTTGTTAAAACAAATGCGACAATTGGCCTTACTGTAAATAACCAAGACGTTGGGCAAACCTCTGGGGCTGCTACAGGCGGAGCTGACCCAGAGGCAACAGACTCTATTCGTATCAATGCCCCTAAGAGCGTGAGAGCACTTAACCGTGCTGTATCACTATCTGACTACTCTAACATTGCTATTCAGGTACCTGGTGTAGCCAAAGCTAACTCTATTGCAGATGTGTATAGCAGTGTAACTATCTATATTGCACCGTTCGGTGACTCGGGTCTTCAGTCAGATGGGCAAACAGCCTCTGATATCTTTAACAACCTAGCCGTTAATATTGGTAAGTTCTTTGAGGACAAGACTCCACCAGGAACTTCAATCACGCTTCAGCCGCCTGCTTATGTAGACGTACGACTTAAGTTAGACTGTGTAGTACTACCGCAGTTTAGAGCTGACCAAGTAACAGCCTCAATCAGAGAAGCTATTACTGAACTGTTTGATTTTGATAACGTGTCTTTTAATGACCGTATCACTACAGCCGACGTACTAAGCGTCATTAGAGAGGTAGACGGGGTTGCCCGCGTCTCTATGAGCAAGATGATTAGAAAAGACGAAGATAAGGTATGGAGCATCAATAACAAGGTTCTATCAAATAGCGTAGCCACGCTTACAACTACAGCAACTCACAACCTTCAAGTTGGAGAGACTGTGTTGGTAAGCGGTGTTAACGCCCCTTTTGATGGCGCCTTTGTTGTTACAGCTGTAGCTCCTACTACATTTAGTTACTCTGTTATTAGTACAAACGTTTCTACAGCAGCCGTATCCCCTGTTGGAAAGGTTGCGTTGTTAGCTGTAAAAGACATCATTTGTTTAGAGAACGAACTACCTCAACTAGAGGTAACCAAGGTTGCTGGGGTAACAACTGTGGCGGGAATCGACTTGACAACAAGTGGAGGAATTAGTTAATGGCACGGTATGGTCTTGATTACTATAGCGCGTCCAGTTTTCCGTTAAGTTACTACGGAAACGATAACGCCCTTAATTACGATGCTAACCCTGTTTTTGCGCTGTCCTCTGGGTACAACCAGCTAACCCTATTTTGGACAAGCCCAGTGGGTGCATGGGTTAAATTACGCCTAGTAAGAAGCCCATACGGATTTCCTGTAAACGTAACTGACGGTGATAAAGTATTTGAAACTACTAGACGAGCAGACCCTCAGTTCTACATAGATAAGACATCTCTTATAAATGCAGACTCAAAAGTTTACTTCTACTCTATTTTTGTATTTGACTCTGTACAGCTCACTTGGGTATTAGCTGGACGAATGTCTGGTATGTCCGTAAAAGACTACGGAACCGCTGACAAGATGTACAACTATCTGCCACAGGTTTATAAGTTAACAACCCCGTATGTAGCGTCAGAAGCTACAGACAATAATGATTTGCGTAACTTCCTATCCCTATTTGCTTACGAGCTAGACCACACAAGAGCACTAGCAGAAATTATTACAGACCGCTATAACTTTGAAAGAGTTACAGCCAGCTCTATCCCACTTTTGTTAAATCAGTTTGGTCTTAGGTATGAACCAGAAATTGGGTTTCAACAGTCGCGTATCCTTGTAAGAGACTCTGTTCAGCTAACAAAAGAAAAAGGCTCAGCCCAAGGTCTACGGGAATATATAAAAGGATTTACAGGATGGGCATGTCCAGCACCGATTGCTGGAACACCTAACCCAACAATTGACGGCCTACAAGTAAGCCACAACCTAATGTTGGACTACAACGACTCTTCATTTGAAGAAGGTATTGGACACTGGACAACCCCAGACAGCACAGCTTCTTTATCTCAAATGGGTGTCAAGTCTGTTACCAAGTATCAAACTAATAACAACAACCTTCGCATGATTATTGGCGCTAACGGTTATAAGGTTGGCGACAAGATTACTATCAGTGGATTTAAATCCCCTGCATATAACTCTAGCTCTCCTGTATCTATCACTGGAGTTGACCCACTTAGTTACATTGAAGTTATTGTTTCTAGCCCAGATATTGCTTTGGTAGATGCCTTTAACAAAGAAGCAGACGCTTACCCAAAGGTTACTCCGTACCCAACCCCATACTCAGAACCGACTGCCCCCGCACTTTACCCAAATAAACAAGGTGGAGTTTTATCTGTAGCAAACTCAACAGCATCGCCTCAGGTTGTCACGTTATCTTGCGGAAGCGCCTCGCCAAAAACTTTAGGAATCCCCATTAACTCTGGAGATACTTACACATTTAGCATCTATACCGCGGCACTCTCGACTGCTCGAAGCCTTACAGCGGGAATCAGTTGGTATGACCGTTTTGGAACATTTATGTCAACTACTACAGGTAACCCTGTAACAAATGCAACTGGTGCCTTTTCAACAAGAGCGGTTGTAACTGCAGCAGGTCCTTGTAATATCACTCTAAACCCATTCTTTGCTACCGCAGGAACTGGGTACGCAGATGGCGTTTATACAAACGTTCCACTAACTAGAGTTAGTGGCAAAGCATTTACTATTGCACCAAGAGCAAACATTGCTATCTCTGGTGGGTCAGTGTCATCTCTATCTATTACAAATGGTGGTAAAGGCTCAGATACAACAACCATCTTCTCTTTTGATAAAGCTTCCATCGGTAGCGCAACAGGCTCTGGCTTCCTAGCCACCGTTAACCGCGTGCAGGAGTCTTACTACGCAGCCCCTACTATCTCTATCTCTAGCGTAGCCAACGCCGCAAGCGGTGAGCGTCACTACTTTGATGCAGCACAGTTTGAAAAAGCTGGAGCTGTTACAGATTTTGATGAGGCTCGTCAAGTACATATTACTATGAAGGCTAGCCGCATTAACGAAATTAAAAACCCAACCTTTAATAGTGCAAACAGCTTTGCACCTTGGGGTTTTACAAACGGAACACCAACAGCCTCAAGCGCTCAAACTGACCCTATTGATGACCTGTTAATTATTGAAGGTTATCAACAGGCGGGTACAACAGCAGAAATATCTCTATCAACAGTTCATGCGTATAAAGCTAACGATATTGTTGTAGTAGAAGGTTTGCCTGCTGCATATAACGGAGTAAAGACAATTACTGCAGTTACCGACTTTACAGTCAGCTACACCGTTAGCCCAAGCGCAACCGTGGCGTTCACCGCTGATGCGGGAACTATCGCTAAGTCTGGAAACTCTTGCTTAGTAACTAAGCCTGCAACTGGAAACACAGAAATTAATGCTGCGTCATCTTCTGCAACCTACATGGATATTCATTACCCATCTACTAACTACACTTTTAGTGTGTATGTAAGACGAGTTACTGGAACTGCTGCCCCAACTGTGCGACCAGTTATCTATTGGTATGACAGCACTAAGACCGCCATCTCTAGTAATTTGGCTGACCTTGTAACAATTAGTAGTTCTACGGAATGGTCAAGAATCAATGCAACCTCGGTAGCCCCTGAGAACGCCGCCTATGCAAGCGTGTCTGTTATCTGGACTAATGGGGCAGCCAATGACTCAATCGCATTGGACAACGCCTTGTTTGAAAACAGTCCGTTTGTACTCCAGTACTTTGATGGAAGCCAGGGCTTTGGTTCTACTGCTGAACTGTTCTGGGAAGGCCAGACCCCTAACCTAGCCCGCAGCCACTACTACAGAAACCGCGTCGCTATCTCTGACCGCCTTGCAAAAGGTGCCTTAGACGAGTGGCTTGTTAGCGGCTCTACCTACGCCCTATACCTAGCTCAGCCAAAGACGTAGTATGATGCTCCCATGTTGGAGCTGATACTCGTTGGTTGTTTTACTGGGTTCTTCCTAGCTACAGTGCGGAATCTAGTAGACGTATTAAGTATTTTTATACCTACTTCCGTAATTAATGCTGTACTTTCAATTATATTTGCAGGCGTAGCCGTGTATTTAGTTGAAATTTCAACTACTAAACAGTTCATCCTGTGGACAGTCGCTGGAGCTTTCCTAGGCGCTGCCCTCCTTGCCATAGTTGAGCGCGTGTCCACCTACAGGCCAGCAGTTGTTAACACTGCCAGAGATTAGTGATAGGGTACAAGGGACCTAAGGAGGTCCTATGAGCAAATATTATGTTCTAGTGGCTGGTAAAGGAGCCACCAGTAGACAAAACGTTGAAGCGTTAATGGAAGACCATTACTACGCAAAAGGCGATGGCGGAACTGTTGTAATCGCTATTGAAAAAATGGCAACACCATCACAGGTATTTGTTGCACAGTTTGCTAAAGATAAAAACAAAGAGATAGTTCTGGTTGCAAAGCCAGACGCTGACTTAGGCAACATGCCTGCCGCATCAGTAGTTCATGATGATGAGCCAATTAAAAAATCTGTAGAGATAGTTGCTGGCGCGGACACATCTGCGTTCCTTCTTTGGGATGACGGGGATGAAGCATCGCTTGCAGTATTGGCGTCTTGTAAGAAAGCGGGCATCCCTTGCTATGACTTGATTAACGGGCTGTCAGAGATAACACCATCTGAAACTCTTAAGGAGCCAGAGCCAACCCTATTCCCCCAAGCTGAGATGGTCACAGAAAGCGAGGAGACCGATGAGGAGGAAGAAGAAGTCGACGAGGAAGAAGCCACCGAAGAAGACGACGACGAAGAGTACGAAGACGACGAAGACATTGAAGATATCTATGCGGGAATCGAAGCGATAGCTCGGGTATTCGCCAAGGTATTCATCGAGGAGTGGAAGGCCCAGAGTGGCCCTAAACCCTAAGACCTTAGCTGTACTCCTACATATAGCCGTTTATGGGGCTCCAGAGGGCGTTAAAGGCCTTTCTAGGGACTTTGAGGTAGGTCGTGGGCAGATTGATTCTGCCCTGGCAGAACTAGCCTCTATTGGCCTTGTACGGCTTTCTAACGGAAAAACGGCAAAAGGGACATTCTGGTACAAAGTGGAGATGACCCCAGAGGGCGTAGAGTATGCCCATAACTGGATGACTGGTAAGAAACCGTTAAGGGTTTTACCGAACGGTAAAACCCGAATCTCCATATCACTGAATAGCAATATAGCAGATACCTATAAAGCAGATATTCCATATAGCAATGAGCAGTATGGCTTATATCCTTATTCAGTTAACCAAGGTGCGGAACAGAGTTCCGCACTAGAAGGAAACGAAAAAATAGGAGGAATCATGAGCTTAGGCTCAACGCCAATAGACCCAGACGATTTAGCTGATGAGATGCGGAAAGACAAAGAGCGCAAGAAGCAGGAGCGCAAGGAGCAGTCAGAGGCACACTACAAGAACCGCCAGCGCATCCGCGCCAGCCGTGCTGTAGTTGACTGGTCGCCTGCCGACGTCGTTAACCACTTTGCCGAACAGGTAAAACAGATTTGGAACGTGGAGGATGTAGCGTTATCCCAACGACCTAAGTTGGTTAAGGCTATGGACCTGTTCCGTATAGACAACGACACCAACGGCGAGATTGATAAGTATCTTATTGATGCTTACATATCGACAAAAAAGTTTGATAAGACTAAGTTATATAACCCAGAAGAAATCTTCTGGGGCTTTATCAACTGGGCTCCGTCAAAGGTTGGCGAAGCCAAGCGCTCTGTAAAGGAAGAAGACCTAGATGCTGTTGCCATTGCACGAGCAAAGAACCGAAAGCTGTTAGGGTTGAACTAATGTACAAAGTAGAAGAGCAAAAAGTTCGTCGCAAGATGTGGATTAAATCTTCCAACATCCCTAAAGCACGACTTGGTTGGACACTAGATGACTGCGTTGATACTGACCCCGAAGACATCGAACAGATACGTGGTTGGATTAGTTTGCTAGACCAAGGCGTTAATGTAAGAGCCTCTGGTAGCAGACACTGTGGCAAAGGATTAATGCTTGCAGGTAAGCCAGGACGTGGTAAATCAACGGTGGCTGTTGCAACCATCCAAGATATCATGCGGCTTTCCCCTCCGTCTGCCTTTGATGTAGAGGACGGCCTAACACTTATCCGTCCTTGCTACTTTATGACCTTCAATGACCTGCTTGCATTATCAGGTCAGATGATGGATAGCCCGACAGACTGGGAGGAGGTCCTCTACTATGGTCTCTTAGGTGAAGCGCACGACTCCTATAACGTCAGAGTCCTAGTGATTGACGATGTAGGTAAGGAGCACGCCAGCCTAAGTGGGTGGCAGAAGAACGTTCTGCATCATGTACTACGTACACGGTTCAACCTTGGACTGCCAACCATAGTAACCACTAACGTCAGTCTTGACGACTGGGGTAGTCTTTACGGAGATGCTACTGAAAGTTTTGCTAAGGAAGCGTTTATGTATTTGCCTATGGTTACTAACAAAGGAGACCTACGAGAATGAGCAAGGTAATGGAAACTAAACTAGTACAAGTGTTTCTTAGTCAAACACAGTCGCCTGGTCCTGGTATCTATGAAGTATCAGTAGACGACAACAACAAGTTGTACTGCACCTGCCCTGGTTATCAAGGTCGTAGCACCTGTAAGCATGTTAAGTTTGTAAGCGCACGTATCAAAGCAAACGGTGGCGACAACTACCCACTAGAGTTTTCTAGTCGTGCGTCTAAAGACGACATCAGTAATGCCCGTTCATCAAAAGAAGCCTTCAGGGAGTTTGTAATAAACTTCGGTAAGATAGAAGTCTTTTAATGAAGAATGGGGATATCAGTAACGAACTCCCCAGAAGGATATTAGTTACCACAGACATTATTATGGATGTGGAGATGACAGTAAAGCGTAAGCTTTTAGTAATCCCATCCGTAAAAGTAAATAAAAAGTTTAAACGTGATGCTTTGTCCTATTTGTATGTTTTTACAACTAGGGCAGGTTTCACGCTTGAATTAGTATCATTTGAATATGATAACGATACGTTATCTGAAACTATGGATGCACTTGACAACATGGGTACTAACCCATTTAGATACTACACGGCGTATGAATCGGACAAACACTTGCTCAGCGAACTTCCCTATCGACCTGAAGTAGTTGGCGTTGTTGATGTAGACTCTCGCCTCCTACGTTACGGACACTGGGGAAGGACATTCGCTGACTTACAATGAACAACGAACTACGACTATTAAGTAAAGTATTAGAGAGCCGCGACCTCGCCCCATTATTTGACCGTGGTGTTAAAGACGCATGGTTTGTAGATGGTGAAGTAAGACGTGTATGGGTTTTTGTACGCGACCATTTTTCTAAGTATGCAGAGTGCCCAAGCCTTGATGTAGTAACGCAGAACTTCCCATCATGGAAACAGCATGAGTCTCCTGACGCCCTAGAGTATTTAATTGACAGCGTTGTTGCTGCACGACGTTCCTCTTCATTCTTAAAGATGATTGAGTCTGCAGCTACTACATTTGGTGCTACTAAAGACCACGAAGAGGGACTGCGTATAGTTCAGGCTGGCATCATTGGTTTAGAAGAGGACGGCCTAGGTAAGACCAGCGATGTAAACCTTATTGATGAACCACAGAAGCGTTGGGATGAGTACACCTTCCGTAAGAACAACCCAGGTCTACTTGGAACAGCAACAGGGTTCCCTAGCGTTGACCAAGTTACTGGTGGTCTACAACCTGGTCAGTTGATTGTGATTGTTGCTCCACCTAAAACTGGTAAGTCAACAGTTGCATTACAGTTTGCACAGAACGTTCACCTACAAGATAAGTCTGTTATGTTCCAATCATTTGAAATGAGTAACCACGAACAGCAGACTCGTTACGATGCTATGCGAGCACGCATCTCTCACACACGTCTTATCAATGGTTTGCTTGACCAAGAAGAAGAAGCAAGATACCAAGCAAAGCTACGTTCTATGGAGAACATGCGTAAACCGTTTTGGTTGGTTGACTCCGCTAATGGTTCAACAGTCTCTGGTATTTCTAGCAAGTTATCAGTGTTGCACCCAGAGATTGTATTTATCGACGGTGTGTACTTGATGATTGATGAGCAGACTGGTGAAGCCAATACTCCGCAGGCCATTACTAATATCACTCGTTCCCTAAAGCGCATGGCACAGAAGTACAAAGTTCCTGTAGTTATTACAACTCAGGTACTTAACTGGAAGATGCGTAAGGGTCAAGTAACTGCTGACTCAATCGGTTATTCATCTTCCTTCCATCAGGATGCTGACGTTATCTTTGGTCTACAGCGTGAAGACGAAAACGTAGACGACACTCGTATCTTGAAGGTGCTAGAAAGCCGTAACTCTGGACGTATGGAGATATCGCTTATCTGGGATTGGAGCACAGGTACCTTTAGGGAGATTGACTCAAATGACATCTAGCATTGAGGACACTCTAGAAGTTCTAGGTCTAAAGGTTGTATCAATAAGAAACAGCGAGATACAACTGCACTGCCCTGCTCACAAGGAACGTACAGGAAAAGAAGACAATAACCCATCATTTTGGATTAATGGTGAGAATGGTTTATTTATTTGTTTTTCTTGTCACTGGAAAGGTGGCCTACAAACTTTAGTTAGATACTTAGGTGGTAGCACTGATGCTATAACAGATATAGATTTAACTGTTGACAGGCTTACCGCCCGTATCAAGCAACTGATTGAAGGCGATAAACCTAAGAAAGAAGAGTACGCCCCAATCCATGAGTCAATGCTTCACGCTTTCAAAGAGGTACCACAAGACATTTCTTTGAGTAGAGGTCTATTACCTGAGGCAGTAGCTAAGTACGGTGTTAAATGGAACTCTAACCAAGGCAACTGGATTATCCCCATCAGAGACCCTATGACTAACAAGTTGTTAGGTTGGCAAGAGAAGGGTCAGAAGACTAGGTTCTTTAAGAACACCACTGGAGTTAAAAAGAGTGAAGCCCTATTTGGGTATGAGCACTACAAAGGTGGAGACATGATTGTTGTTGAGTCTCCACTAGATGTTATCCGCTTAGCGTCGGTTGGCATCCAGGGTGGGGTGGCTACTTATGGTTGCGCTGTCTCTGATACTCAGTGGAGCATGATTAGAGGGGCAACCAGACCTATCTTTGCGTTAGATAATGATGATGCTGGTCGGGCTTGTACAGAAGACTTACGATTTAAAGCCATGGATATTGGACTATCGTCTTGGTTTTTTAACTACTCACAGACTGACCAGAAAGATGTGGGCGGCATGTCTCGTAAGGAAATAGAGTGGGGTTTGCAAAACGCTAGACACATACTAGGATTCATGCCATGAGCAGCAGTGCTAAGTGGATGGATGCAGGTCCTCTGCGCGATTATCTAGAAAAGGTCGCAGCAGATAACAAAGAGCGTGCTAAGTACTGCTCGTTCTGTGATAAGCCTACTGCAGACCATTGGGAAGCATTAAGAGGTTCACCCACTTTAATTAGGGCATGCAAAGAGTGTTGCCCAGAGGAGCACGAATGATTATTGGACTATCTGGCTACGCACAGTCAGGAAAAGACACTGTGGCTAACTATCTATCCGAGTACGGGTTTACTCGTCTTGCGTTTGCTGACCCTATACGTAAGCTTTTGTATCAGATGAACCCTATTGTTAAAGAAGGCTACAGAGTTAAAGGTGTTGTAGATGCTTACGGATGGGACAGGGCAAAGGTTGAATTTCCAGAGATACGAACTCTATTACAGAACTTAGGCTTGGGAGCTAGAGACCTATTTGGTGAGGACTTCTGGGTGCGACAGACTGTAAATTTAAATAGAGATAGTATTCAAAAAGATTTTGTTGTTACTGATGTTAGATTTATTAACGAAGCTAAAGCTATTAAACTAATTCCTAACTCACAGATATGGCGTGTTATTCGGCCTGGGGTAGAGGCGGTCAATGGGCATGTGTCAGAGACCGAGATGGATAATTGGAAGTATGACCAGACCTTCTTTAATGCAGGTACAATAGAGGACCTAAAAACAACTATTGCTGTAAGGATGCGGGATTTAAGATGATGCAGTATTGGTCTTGGGTATTAGCCACAATTGGTGTTACAGGTATATTTTTTGTAGGACGAAAGGCTATTTGGGGTTGGCTTCTACTTCTTTTTAATGAGTGCCTATGGATTATCTATGCAGTAACAACTGAGCAATACGGATTCATTGTTGCTGCTCTTGCCTATGCTGTTGTATACGTTAGGTCTTACATTCATTGGTCTAAAGATAGAGTCAACGAGCTACCCCTGTGACATTTACTGGCACCCTTCTACCTTACCAACCCGAAGCCGTCGACAAGATGTGCGAGCGCGGGAGGGTTCTAGTTGCCTACGACCTGGGTTTAGGTAAGACCGTGTTAACCATCGCCGCTATAGAAAGGCTGATGGATACCAAGAAAGTAAAAGAGCCTGGTCTTATAATTTGTCTATCCTCATTGAAATACCAATGGGCTGGACAGATTGAGAAATTCACAGGTGGAACTTCACGCGCTTTGGTTATTGATGGAACGCCAAAGAAAAGAGCAGAGCAGTACGCCGAAGCTATGGACTGGCGGAATACGGGGATTGATTACATCATCCTTAACTACGAGCAGGTTGTTAATGACTGGGATACCATCAAAGACCTACCAAGAGGATTCGTTGTCCTCGATGAAGCCACAGCCATTAAGTCCTTCAAATCCAAACGTTCCCGAGCAGTAAAGAAGTTAATCAATGCGCCGTATAGATTTGCACTCACTGGTACTCCGATTGAAAATGGCAAGCCTGAAGAGCTGTATAGCATTATGCAGTTCGTTGACGCCAGCGTACTTGGTAGGTTTGATATCTTTGACGCTGCTTTTATCGTAAGAAACTCTTGGGGAGCGCCCCAGTACTACCGCAACCTATCTACTCTTCACACTAAGATGAAGGAAGCCTCTGTACGTAAGGCACAGAAGGACCCAGATGTTGCACCGTATCTTCCAGATACAATTCACAAAGACCCTATGCATATTGTTTTTGACAGGGCATCATCCAAGTTATACACACGCATAGGTCAAGACTTACTATCTGACCTTGATGAGGCGCACGAGCTTTTTGGTTCTAATTTCAACATCATGGCTCACTACGGTATGGAGTCTCGTCGTGGTGGTCCTGAGGATGAGATGCGCGGTCGCATCATGTCCAAGATTGGCGCACTCAAGATGCTGTGCTCTCACCCAGACTTATTAAAGACTAGTGCTACAAAGTTTAAACTAATGAGTGGAGAGGGTTCTTCATACATTGCAGAGCTCGTAGATACTGGTGCTTTAGACGGGTGCAACCGCTCACCTAAATTAGATTACCTAACGCAATATGTTAAAGAGTTCTTAGACCAAAGCGACGATAACAAGGTTGTTATATTTGCTACCTATGTTGATATGTTAGATATGGTTGAAGAAGCTTTAGGTCCTGAAATTTGTCGCAAGTACTCTGGGAGGTTAGATGCTAAAACTAAAGAACGTAACAAAATTGACTTCAATACTAATCCCGATGTACGCGTACTTATTAGTTCTGACGCTGGGGGCTACGGTGTGGACCTTCCTGCTGCTAATCTGCTTATCAATTATGACCTCCCTTGGTCTTCAGGCAGTGCGACGCAAAGGAATGGCCGAATCCAAAGAGCGTCCTCTACCTGGCCCTCAATCGTAATTCAAGATTTAATTATCTCTGGCTCTATTGAAGAGCGCCAGCACGAGATGCTTCAACAAAAGTCTTCTGTAGCCAACGCCATCATTGACGGCGAGGGCATTGAAGATGGTGATAAGATATCCATGACCGTTGACAGCCTCAGGTCCTACCTGACGAACGCCAACGTTTAATGCCCCATAGCTCAGTTGGCAGAGCATCGCACTGTTAATGCGAGTGTCCCTGGTTCGAGTCCAGGTGGGGCAGCGATGCGGTTGTAGCTCAGTTGGTAGAGCGGCACCTTGCCAAGGTGCAGGTCGCGAGTTCGAGCCTCGTCAACCGCTCCATTCCCCTCTCGTCTAACGGTAGGACAGAGCACTCTGGATGCTCTAATTGTGGTTCGAATCCATGGGGGGGAGCTTTACACCCAACGATAATCGTTGGGCATGTACACTTATAGGATGCCTAACTCACCTAAGACTCCTACGCGTACTATTCGCGTATCAGACCAGCTGTGGACAGCGGTCCAGAAGAAAGCTGCAGCTGAAAAGGTTACAGTGACCAGCATTATTATCGAAGCCCTTGAAGATTATATTAAAGTAGATAATTAAATGGGAAAGCACCTAGATAAGATTGCTAAGGCGCTAGCTCAACGTCAAGCAGCTGCGCCAAACGGCTCAGGTTACAAAAAGCCAGGCTCTATGAATAAGAAAAAAACTGGCTACCGTGGCGTAAAGGCTAATAACGCAAAGTAACTTGACAGCCGTCTAGTCATCCATTAAGTTCTACCTAACAGCTAAACGTTAGGAAACTTATGAACACAGATGCCATCAAAGAAGACATACGCCAGTTTAAGGCGTTGAAAGATAATGTCGACCTGCTTACAAAGCGTCAAGCAGAGATTAAAAAAAGATTAACAGAAAGTATTGACGAGTTCGGTACTGAAGATGAGCGCGGACATATCGTTCTTGCAGTAGAAGATGCAGAACAGATTATGAAACAGAAGCGCGTAACTAAAAACCTTGATATCAATGCAGCAGAGATTATCCTTAGTAAAAAGGGTATTAAAGATACGTGCATTAAGATGGTTCCAACATTAGATGAGTCAGCAATTATGGCTGCGTTTTATAACGGACACCTTACTGAAGAAGATATCGATACTATGTTCCCACCAAAAGTTTCTTACGCATTTATTGTAGGTAAGAGTAGTGGACGAGATTGATAACCTATTCTCTGACCTAGATACTTACTATCCAGGTAGTAAGAAAAAGCGTAGAGAGACCAAACCAAAAAACAAACGCGCAGTAAAAGATGATTCCGACTGGACATCCAACGCTGTGTTTAGAAAACTTCCTTCTGGAGAACTACACGAGTTTTATCAGGTGGGTGCTTTGGCACAGGCACTAGGTAGGCCCCTTGTAACAATCCGTTACTGGATTAAACAAGAGTACATACCTCAGGCTCCATATCGCCTATCTGATAAAGAAACAAAAAATGGCGAAAAGATGAGAGGGCGTAGGTTATACTCACGTGCTCAAATTGATGCGATAGTAGAACTGTTTGGAAAGGCTGGACTCCTAGATAAAACTAGGATACAATGGCCTAACCAGCAATTGACTAACGCAATCGCTGAGGCTTGGCAGAACATAAAGTCCGCCGAGCTTAATCTATGAATCAAACGAAACTAAGGAGAAATGCCCTATGGCAATCGACCGTACCGACGAGTACATGCCAGCAACAGACGCGTTTTCAACAACAGCTGTTGATGACCGTCCAGCAACACCAAGCAGCAATGCAGTTCAATCAGGTTGGGCAGCAGCAGAACAGCTGACAACCGCATCAGGTGACTTCCCAACTGAGTTTAAGTTCAGTGATGGTGAGTTCACCGTTATCAAGTTCATTGACCAAACTGGTCCTTTCGCTATCTACAAGCAACACTTCCTACAACAGAAGACTGTTGGCAAGAAGTCTTACGTCTCACTTGGACCTAACGACCCATTGTGCACAAAGCTCGGAAGCAAGCCTGAAGATAAGCGTGCTTTCACCATCGCAGTTATCACCCCGTCAGGCGTAGTACGTCAGATGTTGGTTGCAAGTCCACGTCTCTATAAGACCCTACACTCAGCAGAGTTCTCCCCACAGGGACCTTTGACTAAGAACTACTGGGCTATTAGCCGCACTGGAAAGATGCAGCAAACTGTCTACCACCTACAAGCAATCAAGGCTCGCGACCTTGCAGAGGACTGGGGCATTGACCCAGCTTTTGCTGAGGCTGAAGTAGCAAAGATTGAGCCTTACACACGCTCCATCATTAAGGAGCACACATGGGAAGAGCTAGAAGAAATCGCTAATTCCCTTCTTTAATCACTAGTGCTAGGCTGGGGGCAACACGTGCAACGCCCCCAGCCTTCACTTATTTTTAGGATGCGATGAACATAATAACTACTAAAGAGCAACTCGATGAGATGGTTGCCTATTACTTGAAACAAGATGCCTTTGCTTTTGACTGCGAAACTGTTGGACCACGTAGAGGTGTGTCCGTTGTTAATGAGATTATGTGGCTTAGCTTTGCTACATATGGTCGTGGTGATGTTATTCCTTTAGGTCACCCAAATGGTGAACTGGCTGAAGTTATTAAGCCGCTTACTGGACAAGGTGCTAAGAAGGCTGAAAAAGGCCTAAAGCTTAATGACGTTGACTACTCAAAAAATAAAAAGCTACACACACATGTTTTTACAGAGCCACCTAAGCAGTTACATCCAGCAGAGGTGTTTACTGCACTGCGTCCGCTGTTCTTCAGCGACATGCTAAAGATTGGTCATAACTTAGTATTCGACCTTTGTTCCATCACCAAATACTTTGATGGTCAGGTCCCTGCTACTCCATACTTTGACACCATGGTTGGCTCTTTTGTATACGACAACCGTAATAAAAATAAGTGTGGCCTTGATGACTGCTTAAAGCGTGAGTTGGGCTATGAGATGGAGAAGGGTGTTGGTGCTCAGGTAGAGGTTCACCCATTTAGCATTGTTGCTAAGTATGCCTACCTAGATGCTAAGTACACCTTCATGTTATGGAAGGTTGTTAAAGAAAAGATTGCAAAGGCTGGCGTAGAGAACATCATGGCATTAGAGATGGATGTTCTACGAGTGCTGTGCGATATGAAACTTGCTGGCGCACCTATTGACCAGGATGCTTTGGCTGCTTTACATGTTCAACTAGAAGCAGACATTGAAAAGGCAAGAGAAGATATCTATAGAACTGCTGGTGTTGTATTTAATATTAACTCCAACAGAGAGAAGCAGTACCTCTTGTACTCCCCACAGCCTTCAGGTCGTGGGTTGAAACCAAAGATTTATACAGGTAAAGGTATTAAGAAAGAGGCCGAAGGTAAGGAGTTAACCGTAGAGGACTACTCCGTATCAGCCGAGGCGCTTGAGCCGTATAGAGATAAGGACCCACTTGTTAAGGCAATGCTTGAGTATGCAGACCTTAATAAGTTGTTAACCACATACGTAATCCCATACCTAGGAGGAGAAGTTGTTAGAACTACAGGCGGTAAATCAAAGGTCGAGTATAGAGATAGTCTCCTCGTCAACGGTAAAGTACACGGTGACTTCATCCAGCACGGAGCGGAGACAGGAAGATTCTCAAGTCGTAACCCTAATCTACAGAACGTCCCCAACCCAGCCACCGCGCATGGTAAAGCTATCCGAAACCTCTTCTACGCTCCAGAAGGTTACAAGCTGGTAGTTGCTGACTACTCACAGATTGAGCCACGTGTTATTGCATCAATGTCTAACGACCCTATTATGAAGAAGAACTACCTAGAAGGTGGGGATATCTATACAACTGTAGGTGATGTCATGGGCGTAAACCGTGCAGCAGGTAAGGTGCTTGTTCTTTCTATGGCCTACGGCGTAGGGCCAGACAAGATTGCCCGTTCAATTGGTTGTTCGATAACTGAGGCTAGAGGATTGCTAAGTAGCTTCGGTGATAAGTTCCAGAACGTTAGCGCCTATCGAGCCAAGGTTATTGGGGTTACTAGAAAGGCTGGATTTGTATCCACCGTACTAGGTCGTAAGCGTTACTTACCAGAAATAAACAGCAGGAACCCAGGTGAGCGTGCTGGTGCTGAGCGTCAAGCGTTCAATACCCGTATCCAGGGGTCTGCTGCTGACATCATGAAACTTGCTATGATTAGAGCGCATGAGTTAATACCAGAAGGTGCAAGCCTCCTCCTTACCGTTCACGATGAGTTGGTGACTATAGCTCCTGATAATTTAGTTGATGAAACTAGAGAGGCAATTAGAGAAGCTATGGAAGGCATCAACCTACTAGATATTCCACTGATAGCAGACCTTGCTGTCGTGCAGAGATGGGGAGAGGCAAAATGAGTTTTATGCGTAAGTGGTTTAACAAACGCGAAGAGCCTTATGACATTGAGTATTTTAAAAAAGATATTCCCCTAAGCACTATCGCTAGATGGTACGTATACGATACGGAACTAGGGGAGCCCAACGACGTAGTAGAGTTCATTGGTCTTAATAAGGCTAGCGCCGAGGGTGATGAAAAGGAACGTGAAGACAGCGACCTGCGTTTAGATAACATTGAGTACCTGCTTCCCTACCTACACGCAATTGCTGATATCGCAGCCGACGTTATTACTGGGGTACAGGTAGATGAGATTGTCAAAAGGAACCCTGATGACAAAGAAGAAATTGAGCGTGAACTAGACACCATGAAGGTGCTATATAAAGTTGTTAGCTTATCCGCTATTATTGGGGCCTTCGCCTCTGCTATGGAGATTGGCTTAATTGAGCCAGGGGAAATACAGGAAGCGGAATGGGAGAAAAGGATATTAGATGAGCAGTAATTGGTGGGCAAATAAGTTAGGTACGCAAGCGCCTCAACAGCCACAACGACAAGGTGTTGTACAACCACAACCAGCAACCTATGTACAGTCGCCACAGCCACAGTATCCACCAACACAGCAGATGACACCGCAAGCTGAGCGTTGTCCAGGCTGTGGTAGCAATAACTATGGTGGCGCTACTCCAGAGTCTAGAAAACGATGTTACGATTGCGGATATCCAATAGTCCAATCAGGTAGTGGCATGGGTAGAGGTATCGTTTCAGGTCAACAAAGTGCAGGTGCACCGCAACCATCAAGACAAGTCCAGGCAGGCGGATGGAATCCAAATGTCATTATCGGAAAGATTGAATAATGAAAAACGCAGAACTAATTAAAACTATTGCCAGCATTAATAAAAAGTATGGAGACGGAACTGTTGTATTAGGTTCAGAAATTATTGAACAGCCTCCTCGTTTTACTTCAGGCTCTCTAGCCTTAGACGTGTCTCTTGGTGGCGGATGGCCTGCTAACCAATGGCATGAACTAATTGGAGAAGCCAGCAACGGAAAGACTGCTATTGCATTAAAGACTGTAGCAGCAAATCAAAAAGCAAACCCAGACTTCACTACTGTATGGGTTGCTGCTGAGCAGTGGGTAGATAGTTACGCAACTATGTGTGGCGTAGACACCTCACGTGTTTACGTAGTGTCAACTAATATTATGGAGGAAGCGTATGAAGCCGTTATCCAACTTACAGAAAGTAGAGCGGTTGATTGTATTGTTCTTGATTCGCTACCTGCCTTGGTCCCTACAGCAGAGGACGATAAGGAGATGGAGGAATCTACTGTAGGTCGCGGCGCCCTCCTTACTAACAAGTTCTTCCGTAAGGTAGGCAAGGCATCTAAGCGCTCCCTTGTAGAGGAGGAGCGTCCCTTTATCGGAATTATTATTAACCAGTGGCGCTCAAAGATTGGCGTCATGTATGGAGACCCACGCACTACCCCAGGTGGTCTAGGCAAGGATTACGCCTTCTTTACCCGCTGCGAGGTCCGTCGAGATGAGTGGATTGAGGTTGGTACAGGCCAAGAAAAGCGCCGTGTAGGACAGTCAATTAAGGTCCGAGTCCTAAAGAACAAGTCAGCAGCCCCTTCCCAGGTCTCTACCTTTGACTTCTACTTTGCAGATGGTGGGCATATCCCAGCTGGCGAGATTGATTTTGCCAAGGAGATTATGGCCATGGGTATCCTTAATAAGGTAATCAAGCGCACTGGCGCCTATTACAACTATGGGGATAGAAAGTGGATGGGACAAGATGGTATGCTTAGCGCTATACGGGAAGAGATTGACCTTAAGGAACTACTTGAGCGCGACGTACTAGATGCCATACGGGCAGGTTCTAAGTTCGTAGCCGATGAAGAGTAAAGGCCAGAAGGAGTCTAAGAAGCACGAGGAGCGATTGGCAAAACTTGTCGGTGGTAAGCGTAATGCTGCCAGCGGTGCGTTTTGGAGTCGTAAGGGTGATGTTAGGTCTAAGGACTTGTTAATAGAACACAAGTGGACTGGCAAAGCTCAGGTAACTGTCAAGGCAGCAGTACTAGAAAAGATTGTTAACGAAGCCATCGTTGATAGTCGGATACCCGTCCTCGGATTCAGTCTAAACAATAGTAATTATGTATTGCTTACTGAAGATGACTTTCTGGAAATGCGCCAGAATCTTCAGGAGCATAATTGTTCAACGACGCAGGGCACGTAGAGGGCTGGCGACACAACGCTAAGTGTCGTGGCATGGATACCGAGCTTTGGTTTCCTCCACGTGACAAAACTAAATATAGAAAAATAGCAGAAGTATCCAAGGGCGTATGCTTTGGTAAAGATGGTTTACCAGAGTGCCCTGTACGCAAGGAATGCCTGCTGTACTCCGAACAGATGGATGAACAGCACGGTATCTGGGGTGGCCTTAGCCACCGTGAACGCAACGCGCTAAAACGTAAATTAAAAAAAGATGGAACCACTTTAAAGGAACACCTATTTGATGATAAGGTCTAGGCATGAAAGCATCGAAACCACAAGAAATAACAGGGGCACTGAAAGCATTTGTAGACGTGTCTAGAAAGAAAACACGTGTATTAGGCTCACTTGAGCGTCACCTAATTGCAAAGCCAAAAGACCTAAGCCGTCGCACAGACGTGCTACATCCCTCTGACATGGTTAAAAAAGAGTGGTGCCACAGAGCTTCCTACTATCATCTAATGGGTAAAGCCCCAGTATCTAATCGCACTATGACTTTGCGAACTGCATCCATATTTGCTGAAGGCCACGCTATCCACGCTAAGTGGCAGGGTTGGTTTCAGGATATGGGAACGCTGTACGGTAAGTGGTACTGCATAGAGTGTGGCGAGATGTTTTTTGGTGGTTCTGACTGCCATGAGGGACCGTTGGAATACCGAGAGGTCCCGTTATTTTATGAGCCATTGCGAATCAATGGACACTCAGATGGCATCCTACTAAACCTTGGTGACCCATTGATGCTGGAGATTAAGTCCATAGGTGCAGGCACCATCCGTTGGGAAAACCCATCATTATTTATGGAACACAATGGTGACCTAGATAAGATGTTTGCAGCGATTAAAGAGCCTTTTGAATCCCATATTAATCAGGTACAGATATACATGAAGCTTGCTGAACTCCTTAACATGGAGGTAGTTCCACAAGAGGCTGTAATTATTTATGAGAACAAGGCGTCACAAGAACCTAAAGAGTTTGTGATACCAAAGAGCGACTTCTCGATTGCACCTTTGTTCGAAGCTGCTGCTAAGATTGTGGAAGCAGTAAATAATCAGACACCACCACCGTGTAATATCGATGGTTGGGGTAATTGCGAGCGATGCGGAGGATACAATGACTGACCTAGTAGCCACAGGTGTAAGTGAACAAGTACTAAAGCAATTAGAAGAACAAGGGTTGCCACTAAAGCGCTCACTTAAATTAGAGTTGCCTGACTTCCCTAGCGATATCACATTAGTAGATGACACAGAGCTCATGAGTATGGCCAGCAAGTACATCGAGAACATGAACTTCCTTCGTACTCAAGCTGCCTGCGCTGAACTGGCTGAGATGGAGGCCGAGGCTTTCTACAGTGAGGCTGTAAACTCTGGTTTACTATCCAAGACCTCAGGTAAAGCATCAGAGAAAGCAACCTTACTTAGAGCTCAGGTAGAGGCAGAGCCTCTTGTTAAAGAGCTATCAGATGCCTACTCATATGCTCGCGCATACCATAAGATGATTAGAACTATCCTAGATAACATCGAACGCTACTACTCATTGACTAGCCGTGAGTTAACACGTAGAACTTCTAGCGGTCGTGTCACTGGGTTTAATAGGTATGCCCCTTAAAAAAATTGAAGGAGGTCTGGACCTGACCGACAGTAGCCCAATCTACTTAGGTATAGACCAGTCCTTTACTGGCTTTGCGATGTGTGCGTATAAAGACAATACGTATTACGCAGAAGTTTACAAATCCACCAACAAAGGGATGCCACGTATGTTAGATATACGTGCGTTTATCCGTGATTGGGTATCTAGGGTAGAGATTATTGATGTAGCCATGGAAGGCTACGCAATGGGAGCCAAAGGCAAGGTATTCCATCTAGGTGAGCTTGGTGGCCTAGTTAAGATGGAGTTGGCAGATATTGACAAGTACCCACTGATAGTCCCCCCAACTACGCTAAAGAAGTATGTAACAGGCGCAGGCTCTGGCCAAAAGAACCAGATGATTCTGCATACCTACAAAAAGTGGGGGCAGACCTTTACTGATGACAACGCTTGTGATGCGTATGGGCTTGCGCGGCTATGCTCAGGGGATGGTACGCTTGCGTATGAAAAGGCTATTTACCAGCAGGTACAGAGTCCAGATTATCGGGAGATTTAAATGCCAAAGTACGACTTCACATGCATGAAGTGCGACCGTACAGTAGAGATGCATTTTGCATTTGACGCTACACAGCGCCCTACTTGCGAAGGTTGCGGTGAGTTTATGATTAAAAGTTACACACCACCTGCTGTTCAATTTAAAGGTGGAGGCTGGGGAGGCCAGGGATGAGTAAGACACAAGATAAGCGAGCAGCACGTATTGCAGAGCAAAAGGCTTTTATTAAACAACGCCGTTTACAGGAACTTAAAGTTCTAGAGGCCCAGTTTAATCTTGGCCTAGAGTTATACGAAAAGAATAAAGAAAAACTATCTGCTGAGGAGATTGAGCAGATGGAAGCTGAGAAGCAGAAGTTTATGGATAGTTTATTTAAATTTAAGAAAGAGCACGGTCTTGCCGAAGAACCACAAGAATAATGACCTAATCCAAGATGGTTGGATGACTGTAGACCAGTTTATTGACACCCTGGTCCCAGGTCTTAGGGAATATTTGTCTAACAATTGGGGTGTTCGAGGTGGGGATGAGCTGCACCACCCCGTAGACCTGTTTACAAATGCTTCAGTTTATATAGATGTAGCCTGCCACGTTGCCCAAGACTTTATAAATTGCAGACATGACAAAGAGCATTAGAGAGCTAAAACCCGATTTTACGGGGACTATGGCCTACGAGCACACGGTTTGCCACGAGTGCCCTAACTGTGAGTCTAGCCTTTGGAACATAAAAGCCAGCTTCCAGGACTATGAGATATCCCAGTATCTTCTGGATATGGAATGCTCAATATGTGGGACCTACGCCAAGGCTCCCACCCCTTTAGACAGACCAAATCTAATTTAAAATACATAATAGATACTCCAATAACAAGTATCACTAATAGGAGTATTAAATGTCAGAAGAACAGAAAGACGACCAGGTTCTACGCGTAAGCGCTGGTTCTAATCCACAAGCCGTAGCATCAGCCATTGCTCATAGCATCTATGAGACCCGAGCCTGCAAGATTCGTGCTGTAGGAGCTGGTGCCATCAATCAGGCCGTAAAGGCCATCGCCATTGCCCGCGGGTATACCGCCCCTAGAGGCATGGATTTAATCTGTATCCCAGGATTTACCAGCATTGAGAGCCATGACGGCCAGATATCAGCCATCATCTTCGACGTCAGTGCACGTTAACCCTGTATTTCCCAAGTAAATACCTTACCCTTTTTATACCTTCGGCCAAAGGAATACAAATGACAAAAGACTCAACTAAGAACTCGGCGCCCCTAGCTCCGACTTCTAGCTCCGCATCTAATGCGACGGGCGCAAAGCCAGCTAAAGTAGCTAAAGCCTTGAAAGGCACATTAGTTAAGAAGACTGGTAACGCCAAGGGAGCAACCGACCCATACAAGCAGGCTAAGCCTTCTCGCAGTAACGTATCTGCGACAGGTGGCGCTCGCTATGGCATTCGCGTTAACTTCCAGAAGACAACTGCACCAGAAGCAACATCCACCCAGGCAAATGGGCGTATCATTGCTCCTGCAGTAAATCGTGTAAAGCCTAACTTCTCTGATGGTACGGCTGACCACAACTAAAACTGAATAGCGCAAAGGCCCCCGTAACTGGGGGCCTTTGGCATTTATGGGAATATTCTAATTTAGATTACGTTACAATAGTGTTGACCGCTCACTCGGAGGGTCACAAAAAGTTATATCGTCTAAGGAGATATATTATGGCTTCAGGCTACAACAATAATATTGGCGGATACCCTAAGGGGTCACCTCACGAACAGTGGGAAAAGCCAAAAGTAATTCAACAGTTTCAGACACTCCCTCAAACCGACCCCTTTGCAGCATTGCAAAACATGCTTGCTCCGTGGACTTTTGGGTTTGACCGTCAACTAAACCTATTTAAAGAGTTAGAAGACGTACGCATTAAATCTAATTACCCTCCCTACAATATCAAGACCTTGCCAGATGATAAGGCGGAGATTGAGCTTGCTATTGCGGGGTTCAAGAAGGATGATGTTAAGATTACATATAAGGAAAACGTACTAACTGTAGAGGGCAACAGAGGGGAAGACGACGGGGAGTATGCCTACAAAGGCATTGCTGCACGTAACTTTACTCAGAAGTTTGCCATCGCAGATGACGTAGTAGTGCTGGACGCTAAGCTAGCGGACGGCTTCCTGACTATTGAATTGCAGCGAATCCTTCCTGAAGAAAAGAAAGAAAAGACAATCAAAATTAAATAGCACTATAACCAGGTTATAGTACGACTCCACTGACGTCCACTGACGTCCACCTTGCAATCACGATAACAAGGTCAAACACCCACGATAAAAATCGTGGGTGTTTTGCTATACAAACACCTTATGTGTGATAGGCTATTGTACGGAATCATCCTTTAATCAGAGAGAGGTCGTATGCCAAAGGATACATTGGGGTCTATATTAGATGTGTTTATTGCTGATGCAAAACTTCCAAAGAAGTGTAAAACACAGAAGTGGGTAAATACATTATCTAAAGATGACCAAGAAAAATTTAATAGCCTAAAAAATGAAAACAGAAGCGTAGATATTAAGAACCTATTTGAAGCGTTGCAAGAAGCTGGAGTTAATTTACCTATGGGACTTACTGCCTTTCGCTCACACTTTAAGGAGTATTGCACATGCCAGAAATGAAAGAATCACTATCTTCTATATTTGATAGGGTTGTTGTCAGTAATAAAACTGACTGGTCTTGGCCACCAGTTCAACCAGCAAAACCAACAGTAATTAAGCCCGCTACTTATAAAGAGCGCAAGGGTAAAAAAGACGGACGATTAATTATGTTCGTTCCAGACCCACAGATTGGCTACCGTAAGTATGAAGACGGTACGCTAGACCCATTCCATGATGAAGCAGCTATTGAGGTTCATTTTCAACTACTAGCGTATTTGGAAGAGAAGTACGGTGTAGATGAGATTATTCATTTAGGTGATTACCTAGACCTACCAACAATGGGTAAGTACGCACAAGAAGAAATGTTTGCACACACAGTGCAACCAGCACTTGATTACGGACATCAACTATTAGCAAAGCAACGTGCCACATGCCCAGACGCAAAGATTACTTTGCTAGAAGGTAACCACGATTGCCGTATGCAGCGCTACGTAGTCGCTAACGCTATGGCGTCAAAAGGTATCAAGCGAGCCAACGCTACCCCTGAAGATTGGCCAGTTATGTCTATTCAATATTTACTCCGCCTTGACGAATTAAATGTTAATTATGTAGGCGCTTACCCAGCGGGTGAGTACTGGATTACCCCACAGCTCCGTGCTATCCACGGAACTACTGTGCGTTCTAATGGCTCAACAGCCTCGGCATATGTAAATAAGAACCCACACGTTTCCACAGTATTTGGCCACGCTCACCGACAGGAACTTCAGTACAAGACTGTTGCCAATGGCGACGGCCCTATCCGTTCGGTATCAGGTTCACCAGGATGTCTATGTCGTGTAGATGGCGCAGTGCCTTCCTACGGTTCTGGGTTAAACGACAACGGTCGTCCAGTAAAGCACTGGGAAGACTGGCAACAGGGCGTTATGATTGGCTGGGTAAGACCAGACGATTCCTTTACTTTGCAGCCAATTCACATCATGGATGGCTGGACCCTTTACGAGGGCCACGAGTTTAAGGCTACGGTCTAAACATACAGGCGTATCATTGAGGCATGCCTAATCCACATCAAAATACACAGAACCTAGGCGCCAGTGGTTTATACGGTACGTATACAAACTACGGTGGCGGCGGTGTTCCTGTTGCTCGTAATGAGCTTGATGAACTTCGATTAGGTGTAGGTCGAGCACCACAAGCAGAATATCCAGATGGATACTTAGGTACTATCCGCACACGTCGTGATGACCGCGGCCGCCCTAATTCACAATCTGAAAATGTGCTCGACTCACTTAAAGTTAGAATAGGCCAGCGTTCATACCAACGTGGTGTGCACCGTGGTGAACGAATTGACCAACAGGGTTATTACTACCCAGCTGGTCTTGAACCACACTCTGGCATTGTTCGTCAAATGAACGCTGTTAAAGAAGGCAACGTTTACAGAAGTCCTCGCCATGTATTTATGGCAGACATTGCTCCAGCACCACACTTGCCAAATGATGGTAAGGCTGGCCCAACTGTACGCAGTGATTCACCAATGTATGTTAACAACGCACGCCAAGACCAAATGGCACGCATGAGACCACAGTGGAAGTAAACTATGCCAGGTAAATATTCAGACGGTACCTACGGTCGCAGACCGTGGACTAATGATGGTCGCAAGCCTTATCACACACCTGAAGAGGCTGCGTTTCCCCCACAGGAATACTTAGGGCCATTCCAGTCTAATCAAGACCGCCTACTTAATCAGGCGCTTGCTACCTGGACTATGAGCGGCGCAGAACTACAAGAGTATGTTCGTCCCAACTTGCCACAAATTAACCTATTCCCAGACCGCTACGGCTATACTGAGGTAGAGTTAGGTTTGGAAGATATCGTACGTCTTCCTGCAGGTAGAGAACAGCGTGTAGAGTCTGATTACTCCAACACCCCTAACACTACCCAATCAACAAGCCGAAACACATTAGGAGGGTCAATCTAATGAGCAAAGACCCAGGATTATTCACAGATAGCACAGGAGAAGGCATGGCTGGAGCCACAGATGTTAGCCTAGGCACCATTTATAACGGTACTAAGGCCTGTAAAGCCTGTGGTTCTCACATGAATCCAGTAGAATCATTGAGAGACCAGGACGTTTGCCCAAAGTGCAACCGTATCAAGGCCTCACGATTAGTCAAAGGACGGATGGCATAATGGCAACTAACGAATCACGTTCCCTCAATGGCGACATGACAGAGGGCGCAACAGACGGCAAGTATCGCAAGCGTCGTCCAAATACAACCGTACAACCAGGCATGGGAGACCAGACCGTTGCTGCTAACCGCGCAGGTCTACACCCATACATGAACTACGGTTTTATCAACTCAGAAGAGCCAAATAAAGTAAACCCAGCAGGTAACTAATATGGCTGCGCCACGTAGAGAATACGACCCAGCACGTCGTCCTAATATATTTTATAAGAACGACCCTGCAAGTAACGAGGAATTATCAAACAGAGCTGCTTCTCGCGGACAGCTTTCTGGCGGTAGTAAGACCATTAGCGATGCTGTATCTTCACGAATTGGTTATGACATGGCAACTGGGGACAACGATGGCCCAACAATTTCTAAAAGTGGTAAGCGTTTAAGAGGGGTTAGCTTTATTGGACCAGGCAAAAGCCTCAATGATTCACCAATTGTTACAGGTGCGACCGTAAGTGGCGTATCTATTAGCGGTACTACTTTAGGTAAAACTAAAGGTGCAATGCAGGGTAAAGGCTAATGGCTGACGCATACGACCGCGCTTACGACCCTAGTCGTGTACCTCAAATTGAAGCACGTCTAGCTGATAGTGCTGCGCTTAGAGGCATTGATATGTCTCCAGATGCACACAGAGACCTTAACTATCTTCATGGCTTTGTTGGTCCAGCAAAGAATGGCGTAAGAACACGTCCTAAAGAGCCAGGTGAGCGACGTAGTACCTATCAATGGGAGCAATCACCAGCGACCTATAACGAGGTTAGCACCGCGCTTACTAACCGCGCCAAGTCTGGCGCTGCTGTAAAAGACGCCGAGGCTCGTGAGGCTGTAAAGCGTAAGTTTGAGACCAAGCCACGCGAAGTAATTAAGATTAATACAGACCCAGCAAAGGGCAAGTAAATGGCTAAAGAATACGAGCTTTCCTTAGACCCTAACAAAAAGCAGCCAAAAGTAGATGTTAAGAAGTCTGCCAAGAAAGCTGCTGCCAATGAAGCTGCACGCCTACAGGAAATGCGTGACAACCCTAGAGACACCAGCAAAGATTTTAGATTTAGGTACGATAGCAACAACCAAGACCACAAGGCCCTTTTAGGTCACCTTATGAACAACGGTTTGGCTGACGATATCGTTATCCACCCAAATGGTGATGCATCCTTCCCACGTCGTACCTTTATTCAACAAGATAACAAGGAAGTTCTGCAGCCAATTATGCAGAAGATGGTGGCGGCTAATCTAGCCAAGCGTCCGTCAAATAAGACTGCACCAATTGGCACACGTCCAACCGCTCCTGGTATGCGACCACCTGCCCCACTTCCACCACGTGGCGCGGCTAAAAAAGAAAGCAACCCACTGATTGAAGACAAAAACGAGGTAATGCGTAACCTGTTTGGCAAATAGTGTGCTAGTCTTATCTAATGGTACTAGACCTTTCTAAATTAAACCCCAAGGAGAAGCCAGAAGACCGCCCTAAGGTACTTCTGTTAGCTTGCTACGACTGCAAAAGCGTAGATGAAATCCCATATGATGACCGTTTTCCATTTGACGGTAAGCCTGGTCACGACCAGAACCAAAACCCTTTCCTACACCAGATGGTAGAGCGTCACCCTAATCACAAAGGTATGCTTGCAGATGCAGACCTGCTCGTGTGGCAACATCCAGACGGTAAGAAGCAGATTGTTGAGCAATTCCAAAAGGGCGGTTCGCCTGGATTAGATGTATTTGGTACCAATTTTTACGATACCAAGGCTAACTTTTCAGCAGACGCTATGACGTGTTTCGCCCAACACAACCGTCCACAGGGACAGTGCAGCGACTACAAGACAGATAAGAAGATATTAACGGCAGGTACCTCTGCAGAACGTAGAGATGCTGGTCTAGACGCTAGCAAGGCGCCAAAGATGCACCTATGCGACTTCTGCCCCGTCAAGTCCTACAACATGATGAGGCATAACAAGGCCAAGGGTCTGTACACCAAATAGGCTTATTAGCCCAAAATTCACAAAAACCCATCCCCATACACTAGACATTAGCCCGTACAGCAGCGGTATACTGTATGTACAAAACTAGGGATAGGTGGCAGTCATGGCATTTATTGAAATGACATGCAAGTGTGAGTGTAGTTTCCAAGCGGACGTTGCCGAAGTTGGAAATGAAACATTAGTTATATTGTGGGCAACCCAATTTGTTAATTCACATGCCGCTTGTGGTTTTATGAACACAGTAAAGACCGATGTACCAGAGACCCATCGCATAATTGAGTGGGATACTGACGTTAAGTACAAAGAAAGTCACAAAAAAGATATAGACTAGGAACATGGATTACCAAAAAGCACTGGCGCAACAGGCACGGCCAGTGTCGGTAGAGCCGTCAGAAACTTCCTACTTCGCAGCTCCGTCAGCTGGTCTAGACCCTAGACTGTTCCGAAACGGAAAAATTGTCCCGTCAGTCAGGGCATCTATATTAAGAATCCTACTTACCCATTTAAAAACACAGTTTAAGAACCCAGAGGCCTATTGCCACGTCTGGCTAGCTGGCTCAGCTGTAAGCTACCAGTGGACTGCAGCTCGTAAACCAGCTGACCTAGACTGTTTAATCGGGGTTAATTATTTAATATTTAGACAATCTAATCCAGAGTACAAAGGACTTAGCGATAAAGAAATCGCCAAAACCTTCAACGACCTCCTACGACAGATTCACCCAAATACTGCAAACTTTCTTGACATATTTGAACTGACGTTCTATGTTAACGCCCAATCAGATATACGGTCAATCAAACCGTATGCTGCCTACTCGTTAACCGCAGATGACTGGACAGTACAACCAGAGATTCGCGGTGTACCAGTTAACAAAATGTGGGAACGAAAGGTTGCACAAGACACGTCAATGGCTACAGAAATTTTAAGTAGGTATGCAGATGCACTATCTAAAATAGGTGCAGCATCAACAGATGTTGCACGTAGAAATGCAGAAGCAGCATTAAAATTAGCAGTTGAACAAGGTGCATCATTATTCGAAGATATACACCAAGGTAGAAAGTATGCGTTTAGTCCAAGCGGGCAAGGCTATGCAGATGTGCATAATTACCGTTGGCAATCTGGCAAGGCCAGTGGTATTGTCCAGGCACTAAAGCAGATGAAAGAAATTGCCGATGATTCTAAAGCAGAGTTTGAGAAGCAAACTTATGGTATGCAATTACCAACAACAGATACATTAATTAGGCGGGCCTTAATTAACAAAAAGTAGTAGGAGAACTAAGACGTGGCAATATTAGTATTTATGGATGAGGTTATGCGTAACCACAAAAAGCATCCAATAGTTGAGGGCCTTGCGTTTTATCGAACCCTAAAAGAAAAACACAGAGTTTTAATTTTATGTGAAGATAAAGAAAAAGCAGACCACTGGCTACGGCAACAACGCATCAATAACTTTGACGACCTAGTTTCGTTAGAGGATGTGCCGTTCCCAGGAGATGAGCCAAAACTACGACACGTAGAGTGGATTCGCTCACAGGGGCCAGTTGAGTATGTAGTTACTTCAGACCCAGACCTAGCCCTTAAGTTGCTGGTACGTGGCATCACGACCATCATGTTCCTGCACCCTATCTACACCAATGAGAACTTCAGACCCGATAGCCTAAAGCGTGGGTTCAAGTCCTGGGCCCAGATTCAAGATGAACTAATCAGGCAACAGGATGAGTACGACAATGACTCCCGCAGAGACCGTCTGTAATGAAAATTGTATATATGGGGTGCGAGGTCCCCAGCAATCGAACCCTTCTTGAAACCACCACGGCTAACCACCTGGGCATCAGTTTCCACGGCCTGGTGCGTCGAGGGCTACCTAAAACAAAACCCTATTTAATAGATAACTACTTCCCAAAAGACTCCTATATATATTTATATCCAGGGATACCCCTGTCGGCCAAGATGGGACGCCTTGAGCTCGAAGAATTCGCAGCTGCCTACGAGCAGTTTGTAGCGATGAATATTGATAGATTAACTTTATTTGCAGAACTTAATTATGGATTTGTAGACCCAGCCTTCGTAGAGGAACAGCGCCGCACAGCTTGGGCCCAGGTGCCGCCAGGCAAGTTTCTGCCCGTCTGGAATCCAGACTTAGGTTTAGATAACCTCAACAGGCTTATAAATAACTATTTAGATATCGGAATCCCAGGGGCAGCCATTGAATCTGAGACCAGGCTGGCCTCCACCACCAGAACCGCCACCAAGCGTCAGGGAACTAGGTTTCATGCGCTAGGATGTGCCAAGCCAGACAACCTTCGTTCAATCCAAGCCGAAACTGCTCATACCCTATCGTGGCTATCACCCATGACTCATGGGGAGACAATCGTCTGGGATGGTACTAGGCTTATGCGATATCCCAAGCGCATGAAGGAACAATCCCGTTCAAGGTATAACCACGTGTATGCCAAGGCTGGAATCGACGCCGACCTCATAGCCGAGGACGACAACAAAGAGGTTTGCCGCCTAGCGGTATGGTCTTATGAACGTTTTGAAGAGAGGATAAACAAAGTGGGAGAGTCTTATTATCAGGATGAGGCAGGTACGCCAAACACGGAAATCACCCCTACGGATGCTGATAATAAGGGGGTAGATATGCGGAAACTTATGCCACGCAATCCCGATGAAATCATCAATTTACCAGTGTTCGGATACGAGGTTAAGAGCGATGTAGATGGCGATGGCGTCATCACCGACAACGTGCATGTTACCTCGCAATCAGGTACGTTGCGCCAGTGCGACACCTGTTTCGTAGCCGCCAACTGCCCTGCTTTCAAGCCTCAATCTATGTGCGCTTTTAAGTTACCAGTAGAGGTAAAGAGCAAAGACCAACTCAAGAGCCTAATCAATGCAATCATCGAAATGCAGGGACAAAGGGTTGCTTTTATGCGTTTTAGCGAAGAAATGAACGGTGGGTACGCTGACCCGAACGTTTCCCAAGAGATAGATAGACTGTTTAAATTAATCAAGACGGTCAAGGAATTGGACGACTCTAGGGAGTTTATCCGCATGACCGTAGAGCGCCAAGGCTCGGCAGGAGTGCTATCTTCTATCTTCGGAGACAAGGCTCAAGTCCTAAAAGAACTACCTAATAACGGGCTAAATGAGACGGAGACTACCAAGATTATTAAAGATTTAACTGAGGATAAGTAGTTTTACTTATCCTGATAATAGCGCTACCACACAACTAAATATACACAGTCTGAAATAGGCTGTAACTCATCACTAGACTAACACCCCCGCCAATAAAGGAGAATCAAATGCCCCTATCTTTTAGACTAACCGAGGACTTCCTAAAGGAGTATCGAAGCAAGAAAGTGCCTTGGGGTTATAAAGATGCGGGCGGTAATTCGGTTGGCGAGATTACTTTCCTTCGCACCTACTCCCGTTTAAAAGAGGACGGAACTAAGGAGACTTGGGTTGATGTTTGCCAGCGTGTAATCGAGGGCATGTACTCCCTACAAAAAGACCACTGCAAAACCAGTCGACTACCCTGGAACGATACCAGGGCCCAAGCCTCTGCTAAGGAAGCGTTTGACCGTCTGTTTAATTTAAAGTGGACCCCACCAGGCCGAGGTCTGTGGGTTATGGGTACCCCGCTTGTCAATGAGCTCAAGAACTCGGCAGCACTGCAGAACTGTGCTTTCGTATCTACTTCTAGCATGTCTAAATTAGACCCCGCTAAACCATTTGCTTTTCTAATGGAAGCATCGATGTTGGGTGTGGGCGTCGGATTTGACGACAAGGGTGCGGACAAGGACTTCACCATTTACTCACCAGAACCAGACACCGCCCCAATCCTTATCCCTGATACACGTGAGGGGTGGGTGGAATCGGTAAGTCTGTTAATCAATGCCTACTTAATCGCTGATAAGAAGAATCCTATATTTGATTACTCTGTTATCCGTCCTGCTGGCGTACCCATCAAGACCTTTGGCGGCACGGCCGCGGGCCCTGAACCTCTGATTAAACTTCATGAGTATATCCGTAATATATTTAAAGATAGGGCTGGTCAAAAATTAACTAGGGTAGATATTGCCGATATCGGTAATTTAATAGGTGTCTGTGTAGTCTCGGGCAATGTCCGCCGCTCTGCTGAGCTGCTCATGGGCAGACTGGACGATGAGGACTTTTTAAATTTAAAGAACCCTGCTAAATACCCTGAACGTAACTCCTATGATGCCGCCAATCCTGGCTGGGCCTGGATGTCTAATAACTCTGTTGAGGTATCAGTAGGCTCTAATTTAGAACATATCGTTGAGGGTATCGCTCTCAATGGTGAGCCTGGAGTTATCTGGATGGACGTTACCCGCAAATACGGACGTCTTATCGACCCACCTAATAACAAAGACCACCGAGCCGCGGGTTACAACCCATGCGCCGAGCAATCACTCGAATCCTTTGAGTGCTGTACCTTGGTTGAAACTTACCTCAACCGCCACGAATCTAAAGAAGATTACCTACGTACTCTAAAGTTTGCGTACCTATACGCTAAGACTGTTACGTTGCTACCTACTCACTGGGAAGAAACCAATGCGATTATGCAACGCAATCGTCGTATCGGAACTTCTATGTCTGGTGTGGCTAACTTTGCAGACCGCGTGGGTATGCCTGTACTTCGTGAGTGGATGGACTCTGGATACAAGATTATCCAAGACTACGACCGCACTTACTCCGAGTGGCTAGGTATCCGCGAATCTATTAAGACTACTACTGTGAAGCCGAGCGGAACTGTGTCTATCCTCGCTGGAGAATCTCCTGGGGTTCACTGGACTCCTGGGGGACAGTACTTCCTTCGTGCAATCCGCTTCTCTAATGATGACCCAATGCTACCTTTGTTTAAAGCGTCGGGTTATAAAATAGAAAAGGCTTCGGAGTCACCTAAAACTACTAGCGTAGTCTTCTTCCCAATTGAGAGTCAGGCTCTCCGTTCAGAGAAAGATGTTTCTATCTTTGAAAAGATGTCGCTTGCCTCTACTGCCCAACGCCACTGGTCTGATAACTCTGTATCTGTGACCGTCTCATTTAATGCCGAAACTGAAAAGGACGCCGTAGGAACTGTACTTCACATGTTTGACGGGCAACTCAAAACCGTTTCCTTCCTACCAATGGGGAACGCGACTTACCCGCAAATGCCATATACGCAAATAAATAAAGATGAGTATGAGAAATACACATTTAAATTGCTTCCTATTGACTTCACAGACGTCTATGCAGGGATGGCCGCGGATGCAATCGGTGAGAAATACTGCTCTAACGACAACTGTTTAATACCGTAATCGCTACTTAAATAGTGAAGCCCCCTAGCCAAGTCTAGGGGGCTTCTTTATTTAGTAAGGCGCAGGTCTATCTCGGCCTGAAGGGTGTGGCTTCATGGATAGCCTTAGCGGGAGAGAAAACCAGTAACCGCTTTGACGCCTATATTAAGTTTTAGCATGAGCCACACAAGGTATCGACTCTTACATTTCTTTTATCAACTATAAACATACGACCGCAGTGGTGGCACGCTATCCATTTTGTACGACTATTGCGTTTGTAAAGTTTAACTAGGGTATCTAAGTTTAATCTAGTCCTCATCATCGTCGTCATAAATCTCTTCATCTGGGATACCTGGGCTAGGACGGCCCCATTGAGGCTCTGGAACGATAGGTTCAATGAAACTCATATTTAAATCTCCTGCTTATAAATTAGAGTACCTGAAATTTTAATAGGTTTGCCGTTTTCGTCCTCTGACGTAACCTCGAGCTTCACACTCTTTCGTGGTGTGAGGCTTTGTACTCTCTCTTTAATCCAACGCTTACCTGCGCTGGCGTTAGACCAAGCGGTAGTAATGTTATCAATCTCCACGTTGTCGTACGTACCGAGGTCGTTCTTTTGTGCTTCGGTAATTGTGTATGTAACCTTCCATGCGCCACCCTTTTCCATGTTCTTGATAAGGGTTGCTTTGAAGGTGCGCTCTGTCTTTTTAGCCATGTAGGTTCTCCTTAGTTATAGGCCAATGGTAGGGCATAGTTTCATCTACTGTGGGAAAGTGTAGCCTATAATGCTCGGGTAACTTTCTCACTAGGTTTGCTTGGTGTGATATATGTATCCGCTCGTCGCCTAGCCACGCTGGCATGTCGGGCGCGGGTTTGTGCTGGAAGTGCGTAATAAGGTTATCGTTATATCCACGACGTATCCACTCTAGGCATATCTCTCTCCCGTAGGACTTGAGTGCGTCTAGGTTATCTCTCCACATCAGCACCGCAGGGTGGTTGTGCCATGCGTTACTTTGTTGAGTGCCGTCTAATACTCTTACTATTTGATAGGCTTCGACTCTCTGTTTGCCTAAGCGTCGATAGTCTAATACTTGTGCGGTTAGTTTGAAGTCTGCGTATGGCAGAAAGGTTTGCATTAACTAACGCCGTCCATTTCAGATACGGCTGGTCGTTCTATCTTTAACCCTTCATCTTTACCGCAAGCACACTTACCGCAACCGCAGGTAGGCTCTGTTGTTTCGTCCATAATTCTCTCTCCTTATAGTTGGGCAGGGTTCCCTGCTGGCGGTACGCACATCACGCAGAATCCTAGACCCATCTCGGTTGATACGTCAATAGCACTCTCGTCGATAGGGGCAATAACTTCGCCGTTATCGTATTCAATAAAACACTTAGCACAACGCATGGCTCTCTCCTACTTCTCTATTCCATATTTATCAAGGCACTCGTCACACATTTTGCCTCGACACCCGCAGACGATTTCTTCGCCGCGGGGTTCTTCTTGGGGGTTACTGTTGGTCGTCATCGCTCTCTACTTCTGTATTTGTTTCTGTATTTAATTTTAGTTCTGTGCCATAACCTTGATATATGACCGCGCCTTCAGCGTCCTTAATCGTTACGACCTCTCGGTCGCTGGTAATAAAGTTATGAAGGTGGTGGCTCTCCACGATAGTTTCTACTGTTGCATGGGTGCTTCCCTTGTAGGTAGTTCCGTCGGGTAGGGCTATTAGTACGCCCCAATCCTTCTTGTTAGCGTATTCGATAGCCTTAATACATACGTCGGTCATGCTAATAGGAATACTTGGGTTGTGATTATTTTGTAGGTGGAAGGCTACGAGTTTCCAATAATCGCTTGGTTCCTCTATATCAATTATCTCGCCCTCGGTGGTGGCGGTGGTGGAGTCGGTGGCGCTGTCGTAAATAACTTCTGCGTCGTAGATTTCCTCGTTGTTACTCATTTAAGTCCTTATCTTTATATTTAAGTTTCCTAGTGTATCTCTTTTTATTACGGATAGGTACGGAAGCATTACTCCGCCGTAACTCTAGCATACGGCGGAGTTGCTCTCTCGTCTTTGATAGGCGCATTAGATACCGTCTAGTCCATAACCGTTCTCTAGGTCGCGTTCATCTGCTTCGTCAAGGATAGGCGCTCGTAAGCCTAACTTATCTGCATGAGGTTCGATACTGTCGATAGCCTCATCTATCTCACCGCGTACGTCGTGGTACTCGAAGTAGTTGGTTAGGCGTTCATCTTGGTTATTACGCAGGGCGCATAAGTCTAGCGACGACCCGATAACCGTATCTAATAAGGCTATTGCGTCGGGGTCGCCATTTATATATTTAAGTGCAAGGTCGTTATATTGACCTGTCTTTGGTAGTAGGTTTGTGCTGGTCATTTGCTGGTGTCCTCTAGGTAGAATAGATAGTCGGTTGCGGTATCTAGTAGGTTTATTAGATACTCGTTGGTTGAGTTGTGTGCTTCTACGTGACCCTTTGCTTCTGCGATTAGGGCGCGTAGCCGTTCTTTGTAGTCTAGCGTTGTTTCCATATTTGTTTCCTCTACTTCCGTATTAAAGTCGGTCGCCCTGCCCTGTATCGGGCAGGGCTTCCGAACACTTGTTCTAATGACGGGCGCTCATAGTCGCTTTGACGATATCTTTAGCGACTAGCACCATTTGATTAGGTTCCTCGACCTCGCGGAAGTGCTTAGCACCATGACGGTAACGCTCTACACGTGCGTCATGCTCTGCTCGGTCATACTCGCCCCAACCCTTGAGGCTACCTAGATAGACCACCGAAGTCTGCACTCCGTCCTTAGTGAGGTCGCTAATAATCTTATTGTTGTCCTCGGTCATATCCCACTCGCCGTCGGTGACGATAAATAGCATACGCACTCCACGCTTGCTATTTAATAGTTGGCGACGTGCTTCTAATAGGGCTTTGTAAGGGTTAGTGCCACCCGAGGAATTGACGTAGCGATACTCGGTTGGTTGAGCCTTATCGGTAGCGGAGTAGATAAGCCTACTATCGTGGTTAAACTTATAGACCGATACGCGACCGTTGATACGCTCGATACCGCGCTTGATTACCCACGCGCTTTCCATAGTGCGTTGAATCTGCCACGACATACTGCCCGAAGTATCTACTAGGACTATCGCGTCAATATCATTGTTGGAGTTACCCTCACTCCAACGGTCGAACACTTTGTCCATGTCGTTGATATCGGCTCTCATGGCACGTCCTATATTTAAGCGCCCCATAGGTTGCTCTAACTCCCACATAGGGTCGTTATCTATACGGACACGCTCTAGGGCTACGCCGAAGGCTCGGGCGCTCGCAGATACCTGTGGAGATACCTGTTGGTTGGAGTAAGCGCCTTGTTTAATAGCACTACGACGTTCATTGTTGTCGTTGATAGCCTTGCGTACTTCACGCGCACCCTGTTGTACGTCGTCCTTCTTGCTAAGGTTATCTAGTCGTTCTTGGATATCTTTACGTAGCACGTTGTCGTCGGCTTCGTCCTTACCCTTGCTAGAGAAACTGGTGCTATTGCGGTCGTTCTCGGTATTTGTGTCGGCAGGGTCGTCTAGTTGTTCCCCTGCGCCGTCGCCCGACTCGTTGTTGGTAGCCTTATCTTGTTGGGCTTTCTGTTCTTTGTCGCCCTTCATGCGCCCCTTGTCCTGTACGTCGCGGTCGATATGACCGCCGTTACCGTTGGGTAGAATAGGCTTATCATTAACTTCGTTAGTTACTTCTCGACCGACGATATCTGCCATAGCACGTAGTAACTCGAGTCCTCTATGGAAGTCGCGTGGATATACGAGAGTTCGGTACTCATGCACGATAGACGCGATAGCAACGGCTAACTCTACGCCGAAGTCTTTAATAAACCTATCTGCAATTTCCTGTCGCAATTCTATATCTAAATACTTACGACCCGTAAATAGTGGGAAGTACGCACCAAACTCTGCGGAGTCACCCTTGAGTAGATACTCTAGGCATGAGGCTTCCATGAAGGGTGCAACGGCAGGATACTTTGCGATTAGTAGGCGTTCGATACGAGCGTCCTCTAGGACGTTAAAGGCTTTCTCTAGGTTCTCGCGCTTAACTGTCTTACCAAACTCGCTACCGCCTCTAGGTGAGTAAAGGACGTGACCGACCTCATGGTAGTTGAAGCCGTTGAGAGAGATAATAGTCTTATCATCTACGTCCTCGATAAGGTGAGCATTGAACACGATATTCTTGCCGTCATTGTAGGCGGTCGTATCCATTTCCTTATTATCCTCGACACGTACCTCTACTGGCTCGGCGGTGAGGATACGGTCGGTGCGACCATAGACCGCACCCACCGCCTGTAATTTGTTGATATGTTCCTCTAGGCGTTCCTGTTCGAGTTCTTTGTCGTACTCGATATCGTCACGCCAATTAGCCTCGCGTGTCTGTTCAATAAGCCTATCGAGTAGGTCGTCGTGGCTATCGTAGCGACCCATTAGTTGCTACCTACCACGTCGTCAATAGGGTTATTAAGTGCGTTGATAAAGGTATCTATTGCATGGATATCGTTGAGTTCGGGAGTTGAGTCCTGCACTAGCGACTCGAAGCCGTCAATCTGTGCGCCTACTTCTGTATTTAATATGGCTTGTTCGGTATTTGAATTGCCAAAGGTAGCCTTATTAAGGGTTGGTAGCCCGAAGTCACTAGCGATATTGTCGCGGTGAGTGGTGAGTAATAGTCTTACTGCACTACGTTCCTCATCTCCCTCGAAGGAGTTGATATAGCAATAGGTGGCGAAGTCCATACCTAGCGCCTTAGCGTTATCTGCAAAGGCTACTAGATTACGGGTAGAGATAGGGGTGTTGATAGTACCCTTATCAAACTCGGTACGGAGTTGGTTCGCCATATCTAATAGGGCTTTGCTACCGAGTAACTTCTGTTCGATAGCATTATCGTATGGGAATACCAAACGCTCGGGGAAGCGGTCGGCTAACGCTTGGTTGAGTGGGCGTGTGCCTCGGTAGTCGGGGTTCATATCTGCCACGATAAGTAGGTCGGGGTGAGCCTTGATAACCTCGCCACCATTTTCCATGAGTTGAATCTCACGACGGTAATCTAATAGGCTAAAGATAAAGGTGAGAAAACGCTCGGGTGCGAAGTTAATCTCGTTAAATAGGAGTACGCCACCATTACGGACTATCTCTGTAACTGCGCCGTCCTGCCAACGGAAGTGTCCTTCGGGAGTAGGAATCCAACGACCGATTAGGTGTGAAGCCTCTAATCCAATATGGCAAGCGACGTTAAAATACCGATATCCACGTGCAGACGCATACGCCTGTACCATAGCCGTCTTACCGCTACCTGCGTGACCCTCGATAAGTACGTTCTTGCTCGACTTCATGGCGAAGTCCATAATTTCGAAGTCGGTAAGACCGCCTACGACCTTGCGGTTGATATAAGCCTTACTAAACGCCTTGTCGGGTACGCTCACCATAGCATTGACGAGTGAGTCACTTATAGTCCTATTAGCCTCGATAGTAATAGGCTTGTTAGGCACGACGGGCGCGGTCGCGTTCGCCGAAATTGGTAATACACCCTGCTTGATAGGCTTAATATCTACTGCCTGTGTGCGTCGCTTATCTGCAATAAACTCGGCAAGGGTGGAGTCGCCTTCCTCTAGGCGCTTGATAAGGTTATCTACTGCCTCATTGTGTGGGAAGGACGCGGAAGCCGTTGGTGCGGTTTCTAGGGCGTATAGGGCTTTGATACCGACATTGGTAATCTGCCCTAGTTGAAGCATTACTAGGTCGCGGTCGCTTAATACGACGGCAACGGGAGAGTGTGAGATAGGGCTAGTAGGAAGGTCGGACATTACCTGCCACGCCTGTCCTCGACCCTTCGCACCATTTGATACGCGGTGATACCCTAAGACCTCGGTATCTGTTCCAATAAGGAGAGTCTGCGCCTGTGCAGGAATCCCCTCTAGTTCGGTGTTGCTCACTACGAGCAACGCAAGGTTGGTAGTCATAAGACCCCTTCAATAAGTGGGTGGCGTTGTTGCCACTCCCCTAAGCGTAGTGACTCTCTATCTATATTAAAGACGACACGCCGATACCCCCTAAAACTCACAGAGTTACCCATGAGTAACTTATACCTGCCTCTCTCTCCAATAAGCCTATTATCCGCATAGTCCTTGCAGATAGGGCTATTAAATCTGGCTGTGAGCGCGGTCACACCCCCTGCTAGGGTGGCAGTAGCCGAAACGGCAAATCTCCTAGCCTATTCTCTCTCTCTTTCTCTCTCAAGCCGACACGCCGTATTCACAGGAATCTCTCATGTGATATGCGCCACAGTTTGTGTTGGGCTATATGGCTAAAGCCAATAGCCCAATGGGCAGAATGACCTTTTTTATATTAAAAAAGGTCATAAAGGGTGGGAAAGCGAATAATGTATAATTGAATACATTATGAGCGATGGGTGGGCCAACACAAACTCTGCTGCCGCCGCCAGGCAAAGAGATAGGGCCAGCAAGCTGGTGCTTGCTAGCCCTATTTGGTGGATTAGTTGAAGGGGGTAACCCTAGCAGATACTGAATCCACCACTTTCTGCTAGGAACTCTGCGAACTCTTGTACGTTCTCACGCGAGAATGGATAGTGAGTTGCCCAGTTTGGCTTCCAACCAAGACCGTTACACCCATTACACCAGCCCGTTTCCCTTCCTAACACGATAGCCTCATCATCTGATAGGGCTTTTACATCCATGCCGTGCTCTTTACCCACCTCGTCGGTGCGTATGCCAGTCTTATCACATATATTGCAGTCCTCATTAGGAAGTTGCGAGACCTCTAGGTTGTACTGCGCCTCATAGATTAGGCATCTGCCATCTGATAGGGTTTCTAGAAGGATTTTAGAGAGCGCCTTGGCCTTCTCATCATTTAATCCATCTCCGTCGTTGTAGTGGGCACTCACGCCTTCACACAGTTCGGGCGCTACATGCTCACAGTAATCCCATAGTGGTCGCCACCACCACACGTTATTTCTGAAATACTCGCCCTTCTCGCTAGTAGGCTTAGTACCATAGACATCCATACCCATTACGCCACCTCTACCATCATAGTTGTCCAGTTTTCATTAGCCTTATCTATAACAGGCTTGGTTACATCTAATAGGGTTTCTTTACCAGCCTGTGCCATAGCACCTACTGGGATACCCGAAGTTACATACTCTAGGTACTTGTGCTCCTCTACGAGGACATTGTAAGTAATTGTGAAGGGCACCTCTACCATCTTTACGCCATCTACAATTTTAGTCGTCATCACCCAACTCCTTTGCCATGTATTTGATAAGGCTAGCCTTATCCATGTCTAGTAGGGCTATCGGGTCGAACTTACCTGCCTTATCAGCCATCAAGCCGTTAGGACGGAAAATGAGTGGCAAATCCTCAGGCACATCTACATCTAGGGCAGATAACATCTTACCCATGCCACCTAATAGGAGTAGCATAGGGGCTAGTGCGCCACTCGCCCACGCTACATGGATTGCTAGTGTGATAGCGGAGAGGTCGTCGTCGTTAGGTGTTTCATCAGCCTCATGCTTGGCGTGGCAAGCCTCGAAGCCTGTGTTGGCGAGCGCGTTGATAAGATTACCAACGAAGTCCTCATCACCTCTCATAGCCTGTGCCATGATTGCGGTCTTGAGGTTGCCATCTGATAAGCCTAGTGTTCCCTTAGGAAATACAGGCTCGTAGTTTTCATCATCTACACTAGGCAACAACTCTATCGTTGCCATCAGTTCTGTAAAACGCTCTTTGCGTTCTAAACTGTTCATACATACCCCCTTCTATTGGGTAAGGCGAACAATACTCTCATCTCTCTCCACACCAAAGCGACACGCCCGAGTTCTCCAAAACTCACAGGATACGACACGCCCGAGTTCACAGGAAAGTTTGTGCTGGGCTTGCTGGTATAGGCAGAGATGAAATCCGTACCTATACCGTGATAGCTACTTATTACAGCAAGCCCAGCACAAACAATAAGCCCCCCGACTCCACAGGCGGGGGGCTTATTGACAACACGGGAGGACTAGAATGGAGATAATAGTCCTACCCCTTACGAAAGCACCCTATGTCAAAGGTGAAGCCTTTTATACTCATGCTCAGGAGTGTTTAATAGCCCTATGCTATTAAAGCCATTGTGATACTGCGCGATAAGTTGAGGCAGGAACATAAGGCTCTGTCGTCATGCTAAGCAATCTGATAGTCTTACGGAGTTCCTCATAATCGCTTTCATGAACCCAGCCCTCAGGTCGGTCAGGACTCTGTGGTTCGGAGTTGATGAGTGCGCGGTCAGCCTTCCACTCAACCTCAATCAGCCCGCCGTTGTAGGTGCGGGTATTGACTCTATGAACCTCTAACTTGCCTGACTTAGCCAATGCTAGAACCTTATCAGCAAAGGCTTCCTGCTCTTTCTTGTATTTCTCCTCAGCCTTTTTGTATTCGGCACGGAGTTTATCTTGCTCTGCCAATTTTACTTGTAGAGCATCTAATAGGACTAGCCTATCTACTTTTATAGTGGTTGCCACTTTCTTACCCTTCGTTAGTTGGTGGTGAGCCTTTTAGCCACTTGCTCAGGTGCTATCTCACGGGGGGTGAGAAACCCTGCCTACTTTATGTCTAGTAGGGCTTTTAGTTGCGCTTTTACCTTGCGGAGTTCAGCCTCTGCTCGGTGCGCTTGCGCCTTCCAAAACTCTAGTTCCTTATCGGCTAGAGTAGAGTCGGTTGTTGTTCTACGATTTTGGTTGATGTTGCCACCATTTGCCCAGTATTCCTTGTTGCGCTTGGTGTATGGTCGTGTGCCTGTTGCCTTGACCGCTTTATACTTAATAGTCTTAGTAGTCTTAGCAGGCTTTGGATTGTGTGCCTTGCCCACATGGATAGATAGTTGTGGTCGGCTTTCGGTTTGTTCGCCACACTTGAGGCAACCGAATGTAATAGTCCCATCAGACCAAAGTAGTTCGGTCATGTTGGTAAAGTATTGTCCATCAACCATAGGGTTGCGAACGGCTTGTTGCTCAATGAGTTGAGCGTTGTTGCGTGTAAAGATAGTATCACCCCCCTTCATCATTAGAGTCGTTCCTTGATTGGGTTATCAAGCATTGGATTTCTCCTTCTCTCTAATAGTGGTATTTCCACTACGAGTATCTAACCATAGGGGTCTGCTATCTCTTTCACGACACGCCCATAATCTCTAAAACTCACAGGAAAGCAGACACGCCACACTCTCAGACACGCCCGACTCTAAGGTTTGTGTTGGGGGCTTACTGTATAGGTGCTGTTATGAACGCTACCTATACCTTGTATTAGTATCTGTTCAGTAAGCCCCCAACACAAACACTTATCCACAGGCTGTGGATAATCAGCTTCTTTTGAGCATGCCAAAGCCCCCCGCTGGATGCGGGGGGCTTAGTAGGCTTACGCGCTCGCTAACTCGCGGACGGCGCGGAGGATGCGGGACTTTTCCGCATTGACCACTGGGTCGAACCCACTGGCTGCTCCGATGAGCGCCTCGCCATTGGCGGTGCGACCAGTGCGGAAGTAATCGATGCGCTCAGTGAGTGCATTGAGGGCGCCCCAGTAATTGCCCTTGATGTTGGTCTGGGTTGGAGACTGGAAGTAAATATCATCCAGTAGGTCGCGCTTAGCCTGCCACTTGGTGCTCACTTGTGGCGCTTGGTTAGCATCAGGCTTAGGGTAAATTGTGTTAATCAACTTATCCCATTGAACGGCGTTCATTGGAGTCTCAAAGAGAGACTTAGCGATGGATTCGAATTCATCCATGTAATTGAAGGTGAGACCAAGAGCCATGCGAGCCTCAGCAACGCGACCCTCTACCTTGAGAGTATGGCGCAACTTGAATGAACTCTTGGTGTTATTCAGTGCGACATGGAGCGTGTTTTGGCAGACCACGCGAACTGGAGTAATGGATGCTTGAACTGATGCAGAGCCATCGTGTGATGTATGAACGAGCAGATAAGTAGTAGTCTTATCAGCAGCGCCGTTAGGGTCGAGAATGAACTCGCGAGGTACGACTAGGGAGCCAAAGACTACCTTGCCGTTTTTAATGGAGCCAGCAGACTCCCATGATGCGCCACCGTCTAGGATGTTATCACCGAAGGTGAATAAATCCTCGTTTTGGAATACGCGGTAACGCTTACCGACGATTGCAAGCACGTCAGTGCCCGCATCGAATGGATTGGTGCGTGTGACCATGAATAGGTCAGAGTTGGTGCGGTATCCTTCAGGATAAATCGCATCCTCTAGGCGGACATTCCATCCGTCTAGTTTTGCAGCAGAGAGCATGTCTGCAGTTGAGACATGCTCATCAGCGGAGAATGTGCGGTTTGCTAGACCGTGCCAAGCGGGTGCCCCGCGTAGCGCGAAGGCAACCTCGCCGTTCTCCATTTCCAAGTCGTGCGCCATAAGGCACACCCCCCTTCAATTCGCGAGACCGTCTCGCGTGCCCTAATACTAGACTCTTATCTCTCAGCCTTATCAGCGACACGCCGATAGTCTTATTATTCACAGGATTGCACCAGGGCGACACGCCCGACTCTCAGGAAAGGTTTGTGTTGGGGCTTATGTGTGTATATGAAGATATATATCGAAATGTTTATACACACACGCCCATAAGCCCCAACACAAACATTCTCGTTTAATAGGGCAAGCAAAAGGCCCCAGTGGGGAAGGGATATCCACTGGGGCCCTGAGGGGGTTATGCATTCACGTATAAGTGGCGGACGTCCTAGTCTGGAACCACGTCTACGAGAAACTTGTTAGCGCTCGCGGCTGGCCTCGTACGCGTAGTCGGCGTATCGTTCGAGACTGTCACGATAGTCTTCTTCACCTTCACCGTAACCTTGGATATAACCTGAAGCTTTACCTGACCTGTAGGCAAAGAATCCAACGGTGACCGCGATGATGATATCCACGAGTAGGTTGAAACCGTTGTAGAAGATGATTTCATTAGGCATTTACCTGCTCCTTCTTGTTAACCTTATTAGCGCAGTCATAGCATATGCGCCCTACGTGTTCGATTACCCCGAGGCAGAATGCGTCGGTCCCACTGTGCACAATATTACCGTCTTGCGTAGTCCCACATTTAAAACACATTATGCCACCTCAATTATTCTATGACCCTTATGGTAGTCATACTCGTCGGTAACTTCGTAGATACCTTCTGCCGTTAATGTATTTTCTTGAATGGACCAGTCCGCTTCATCCCAGCGTACATCGTCCTTCATAACTTCACTAATTACATCTATGAATCGTTGCATAACCGCTTCGGCTTCCTCAATTGAGTTAGCCTTGATTTCTACCATTGAGATAGTTAAATCCCTACCAGTAGAATAGTACTTTTCTGACATATATCCCTTTCCCGTAGCCCCCTTGGCTACTAGTGGAACTCTAAACTATGCGTAGATAGCAATCAATGCGACACGCCGAATCCTGAGAAACTCACAGGATTCTCTTTCCCTAACTCCCTATATAAATATAGAACGGGGTGGGCGGGCCAACACAAACTGCGCCAGCCCCGCGGGAACGGCCGCGGGGCTGAACAACCTATGAAGCGTTTGCTAACGATAGGTACTTCATGCAGATTTTGAATGCATCGGCTGGGCCGTTGCAATTGTTCACTTCATCAGTGAACTGGTCAGTCAATTCTGCTTTACCGCGTAAAGCTTTATAGACTTGAGCCATCGCATAGCGTGGGTCTACTTCCATGATGTCCCCCCCTTTCCCCTAGTAGTGTTATTAGTGGGGCAGGTGGGGGAAGCACCTGCCCCTTGCGGCTTACGCCTGAATGTTGATTAGCCAGTGGTCATACGACTTGCGTGCCCAGTCGCTGATGAATGGTGTCGCTAGGTCTAATGACCCGTAGATACCTTCGACCTTGACTTCGCTGACGAAAGATAGACCTTCGACATAAAGGTCAGAGTCCTTAGCGATAGTGCTGACCTTCGCGCTTGTAATACGCCCCGTGATAGTGCTACCAGTGCGGACATTGGTTAGTGTTGCGTTAGCGCCTACTAGGCGAGTAACATCGCTACCTTGCCACATTTCCGCGATAGCGGTAGTGCTTTCTGTGTTTTCCATAATAATCACCCCCCCTCTGTTCATAAGATAAATCTAGTTGATAGCCCTGATAGATACAATGCGACACGCCGAAAGTCTAAAAACTCACAGGATTGGCAACACGCCCGACCGCGTGGGGTGTCAAGCCGACACGCCCGACTCACAGAATTCTCTTTATTATTCCTGGGGTTCCTTTGCCAGTCCCTATGCCGTTCTTATGTTTGTGTTGGCCCACCCTCCCCATTCCCCTACGGGGAATCGAGAGAGGCGCGGGGGGAAGTCCGCGCCTCTTGTCCTACTTGATTTCGTATGTATTCCCTAGGGCTACTATACGAACTACCGCGTCCGTTGGGATTGAGCGGAAAGCTTTCTTTTCTAAGTCCCATACTGGAATGAGAGCCTTTTCGTTAGCGTCGTAACCTAAGTCCCCTCCCGCTAACTTGCTTTCGTAGTTGGTGGTGGCTCGCATTACGCGAACCTCCCCCGTCGTGCGCTTGATGAATTCCACTGTGAAGAACTTGCCATTGAGAGAGCGCAAGAACTGATGAACTTTTGCCTTTTCCATTTCCATTATGCGACCGCCTTTCTAACTATGGATTGATGGCGTGATGTTGTAGGTGAGAACTTTTCGGTTACTGTGTGCCACTTTTCTGTGGCGTATGCGATAGGCGTAAAGTATGAGAACACGACATAGGCGCTTTCGCCCTTGTTGAGTGTCTCGCATAGATTGGCTAACTCAGGGTGGCTCACGCTGAGTCTGCCTGAGTAGAATGAGACACGAACCCACTCACCTGTGAGTGAGCCCGCCTTGAAAGGTTCTAGGTTAGCGATAGCCTGAACCGCTTGCTTTTGGTTGATAGTTTTCATTATTCCCCCTTTTTGCCCCCTATCTGGTGGCGTGGGATAAGGCTACTAGATAGCCACCCACCCACCTACACGACACGCCGACAACCTAGAAACTCACAGGAAAGGCGACACGCCGAGGCTCTCAGGATTGGACACCCCCCCAGGGTTAAACCTCAAGTTGAGGGTTAGGGTAGCCAGGCTTCATATGCAGGTAGAGCTTGATTTGGGAAGGCAGTAGCCCTATGATTGGGTTATGGAAATTTTAATTATCGTTGTATTCGCAATTATCGTAGCTATCGTCGGCAAGGCTCTTCGTGATGATAAGTTCCTCACAACTGGTGCACAGGTGTGGGAAGAAGAGTTGGATGAAATCTTGAAGCCTAAGGCACGCAAGAAGGCGGCTAAGAAGGCCGCTAAGAAAACTGCTAAGAAGCCAGTCAAGAAGACTGCCAAGAAGGCGGTAAAGAAGACTGCTAAAAAGGCTGTCAAGAAGACAGCTAAGAAATCAACTAAGCGTCGCTAATGTGCAAGAACTGCGGTGATTGTGCTACAGAGCACGGTGGCCGTACTATTGATGACGCCGTTGATGAAATTTTAGATTCACCTGTCTAGACAGTAGCTTTTTGTGTCATTATACGTCGGTGAGCTTCTACGACTTTCTTGAGGAGTCCCTGGATTATCAGGGACGTACCTCCAAATTTGCACGCGTTGTATTTACAGATATTCACAATGGATGTGGTTCGAGTAAATTCAACGCGGTTGCATGGAAAGCCCATTTCCAAGAGAAGCACAAAGACTCACCTCAATTGGTGGATATGCTCACCTTAGCTTTTATTGAGTATTACCACCACAATAAGACTAGACTTTAGACATGGAAAACCGTAATCAAAAGTTTGATGAGGCTCGTCTCTACCATCTAGATACCTATGCGGCTAACAGAGCCGAAGGTTTTCCAAAGACCTTATCCCGTCGTGCATCACGTATGGACCTACCATCAACAATTAAGCACGATAATGAAGCGATGGCAATCGCCAATCCAAAACCTACACTTGGTCAAAGATTAACAAAGGGTATGCAATTTCTAGGATTGACAGAATAATGTGTTACAAGTGCGACCATGAGATTCGTTATGGAATCTGTGATGTTGATGACTGCAACTGTATCTGCGAGCGTAACCGACCATGAATCCATCAGAAGACCCATTCGAGGAGTTCCGCACTCTTGGCGATGAGAAGCCTAAGAAGATTAAGTATGAGCGTGAGACTGGCGACCTATCAGTTCATCTCCCACGACGTAACCAGCTTCCAACAACAATGAGCACAGAAGAGTATTACGGCAACACCTATCAATACGGCAAGCGACCAAAGGGGTGGAAGAAGTGAAAGACCCAGCAACAGGACGTTCCCGTGCAGAGCGTGCATTAGGTGAGGCTTATCCAAAGAAGGCAGTGAAAAAAGGTGTAAAGACCAAAAAAACTCCTTCGTCGAAAGCAAAGCAAAAGACTGATGATATTCGTCGGAATACCAACGGGATGTTTGATGGGCCACGTCCATCATACGGAAGATACAATGTATCTGAACAAGCACAAGATATTCTTAACCGTTCATTGAATAGGAGAACCCGATAATGCCAGCATTCATCGCACCTTTAATTGGAGTAGCAGCACGCGTTGCAGGCCCCGCAATTGCACGTGTAGCAGGCCCAGCGTTAGCACGTGGTGCATCTCGCGTAGTTGGTCCAGCAATTTCTGCTGGTGCAAAGAGAGCTCTTCCAATGTTAGGTAAAGCTGCTAAGAACCCAATGGTACGCGGTGCTATGATTGGTCACGCTGTAACCTCATCAATGGGCGGCGGCCAACAGGGCGGCGGAAGAAAAGAAAACTTTGACAACTGGTTCCCAGGACAGGGAAACAATGGAGCTATGTACTAATGAAAAGAAGTGGCGGTCAATTTCCTACCTGCGAGAACTGCGGTAGAGAGATTAGAGAAGACGCCCTTAAGGTAGGCACCCGACGCAAGGGTGAGTACCAAATGTTTCATAAAGATGCACATGGGTGTGCAAACGCCCCAGAGCAGAGAGAACGTAGCGAACGTGCCAAAAAAGACAATTAAAGTACAAGGTATTAAACACACCGTTAAAAAGAATAAAAAGGGTGATGTTGTAGTTGACCACGAGGCTAAAGCCAAGGCTGGTAAGTATGACAAGATTAACCTGACAAAAAAGGGTGGGTCTAAGACAATTAAGCAAGGCGTTAAGGCCGTCAAAGACTGGCATAAGGAGAACCCACACTAATGGCATCAGAAGCATGGACACGCAAAGAGGGTAAGAACGCTAAAGGCGGTCTTAATGAGAAGGGCCGTAAGTCTTATGAGAAGGCTAACCCTGGTTCTAATTTAAAACCTCCTGTTAAAAAAGAACAGGCTAAGAAGTCACCTAAGTCTGCTGCACGTCGTAAATCATTCTGTGCACGTATGGAAGGTATGAAGAAGGTCAACACTAGCGCTAAGACCGCTAAAGACCCTAATAGCCGTATTAACAAGTCATTGAGAGCGTGGGACTGCTAATGGCAGAGACAAAGAAGTTTGGCCCTTATAAGGGTTCTGACGCCAATGGTGGACGTCCAATCTATGTTTATAAGAAAAAGGTTGGCGGTAAGTGGGTAACCACATCAAAGAATAAGGCTCGCGCTGACTATGAGTCTAAAAACGGTAAAATTAAGTCTAAGGATATTACGGTTGACCATAAGGACAACAACCATAATAATGACTCCAAGGGCAACCTACGAGCCATCTCTCGCAGTAAGAACACAGCAAAAGAGAACAAGCGCCGTGCAGGCAAGAAAGAGAATGAGAAATGAACTATCAAGACGGTGGTCAGTTTAGCGCGTTAGTAGGAGTTCATCCTGCAGGTTCAAAGCCTAGAACAAAAGGTAATGGTGCAGAGCATTGGGGCGAGCCTCTACGTGCTCGTCTTGCTGATAGTGTTAACTCTGCAAGAGGCAGAGGTATGGAAGATGTAAAGGTAACACGTCCAGCACCTGGTGGTGCTTGGGGTATCCCAGATAAGTATAAGGACTAATAATGAATCATAATGGCGACCAGTTTGGACTTAGCCAAGAAGATATTAGGTCTGAGATGCAATCTAAGATGCAGGCTAAGTACGCTCCTGAAATGAGGCGTGCAAAGGGTACAAGCAAGCAAGCATTGAAAGATAGAGCTGTTGAACAGTTCCACGAAGAGGGACACATCACTGGTCGCATGACCGCTGCACAACGATATGACCGTGAGGTTTCTCAGGGTATTGCTGGCGCAAAGAACGTTGTTAATTTAAGAACAACAGTTAAAGAGGCTACCGATAATCCAGATACGCTTGGTGGACCAGTAAGCGGGGCTGCTTTAGCTAAGTTAAAGCGTGAAAAGGGCATCAAGTGACAGACAAGCGTTCTGAGTCTCAATTTGATATCCCAGAAGGTGTAGACTGGTCTTGGACTGCAGAGTCACAAGATGAACTAGCCCGTTCTATCGAAAAAGAAGATAAGAAGAAGAAAGGTAAATAACCATGGTAACTACAGAGGTCAACCGCCAGCTAACCGCTCAAGACCGCTGTGATGCCTGCAGCGCTGCTGCACAAGTTATTGTTACCTTTCTTAACGGAGAGTTAATGTTTTGCGGACACCACGCAAAAGATAAAGCAGACTCGCTAAAGTTAAAGTCTGTAAATATATTTGACCCTAACAATTACTTAAATTTAGAGTAAGATAGACTCCTACTAAGGAGAAATTATTTATAAACTGCGTATACTCGCAGCACTATTTCTATCAACACTCCTACACTTACTCAGTCAAAATACCGCTCACGCGAATGAGCCTGCCCCAAGTGAGCAGGTAATTACTCCTGCTCCCGTGGACGGAGCGACTGTAACGAGCGCTCCATCGCCTGACGTGACTCTCGTTGTAACCAGCCCTCCTGAGACTTCTGTAACTCAAGCACAAGAGCCTTCGCCTCAAGAGTCTCCTTCTTCAGCTGGTCCAACTGAACCATCAAACGAATCTTCATCCACTGGAACGCCATCGCCCAACCAAACCACCACACCAGAGGCAACACCAATAACCACAACAGTTCCTGAGACACCTACAGTTACCTCCGTACAAGAGAAGATTGATACAGCAACAGCCACTGTTGCTAACACAATTATACCAACAGCTGCAGCTTCTGAGACATCAGTTGTAACAGCTGTAGCAGAGGCAAATACTGCTATTACTGCTGCTCAAGAATCTTTGGCTACAGCCACAACTTTAGTGCAAGCTGCCGATAGCGCCACTGCACTTATAGCACCCGCAGCAGCGGCAGTCGAAACCGCTACCTCAACCGTCGCTGCTGCGGCTATTGTTGTAGAAGATAAGACTGCAGTTGTAGCAGTAGTAACGCAAGACGTTACTACTGCTCAGGCTGCTGTAGATGCTAATACTTCTCCAGGATTAAAGGTAGAGGTTTACAACGTACAAGGTCAGAATAACGCCCCAACTCTTCCTACAAATGCAACTCCTGTTCACACAACTACAGATACAAACGGAATTAACGAACAGTGGGGCAGCGGGTACGTTGCTGGCTCTAACCTTCATGAGGATGTAATTGTTAAATACACAGGGACTTGGACACCTTCAATTGATGTAACCCATGTTCTTGCTCCTGCAGATGACGGGGTAAAACTGTACCTTGATGGTCAACTTGTTATTAACGACTGGTATGACAAAGGTGGCGGAGGAAGCGTTAATGCGGCCCCTATATCTGCTGGAACTAGCAAAGCATTTGAACTGTGGTACTACGAAAACGGTGGTGGAGCTGGTGTTTGGTTCTATCGTCATAACCCGTCAACAGGCTGGGTTATAGCACCTGGTTCTGAGTTTTCTCAATCATCTGCTACTCCAGAGCAACAGGCTGCGCTAACTGCTGCACAGGCTACTTTAACTACTGCTAATCAAAACTTAACAACAGCTACTCAAAACCTGACAACAGCACAGGAAAGCTTAACAACAGCCAACACAAACTTAACAACAGTTACTGCTGCTGCTGAGGCTGCTACTACGGTTGCTACTGCTGCTTTAGATACAGCTAATCAATTAGCGGATACTGCAATTGCAAAAGCTGAAGCTATCGCTCCTGTGGTGTCCAGTACGAACTCTCGTATTGAAGCGGAGGCTCAGGCTGCTGCGGCTGCACAGGCTGCTGCTGAACTTGCGGCTCAACAGGCTGCTGCGGCTGCTGCTGCAGCTGCTGCTCAAGCAGCTGCTTCTTCTTCAACGCCAACTGCGCCGTCAACTCCAGATACTCCAACGTCTCCTTCTGACGGTGCTTCAACCACTCCTCCTCAGACAGATTCTGAAAGTCCATCTACTGACGCTCCAAATCCTCAAGAGCCTTCACAAGAGCCTTCTCAAGAGGAATCGTCCACTCCTGATACTGACCCTGAGACTCCAACTGAACCCGTTGGTGATGGCGAACCTGACCCAACAGATGAATCAACTGATACTTCATCTACTGACCCTGATACAGAAACGCCATCAGAACCCACAGAAGAGCAACAACCAGAGGTAACGCCCGAAGAGCCTGTCGTAGAAGACGAGGAGAGTCCTGCGGAAGACGAAACACCCGTGGAAGAAGAAGCACAACCAGAGTCACCAGAAACAGAGCCAGAAAGTCCGTTAGAAGAATCATCCCCAGAGACTACCACAGAAGAAGAGGCTGTGACTAGTGCTGTGGAAGACGTTTTATCTGATGGCAAACTTACTGCTGACGATGCTGAGGCTGTTCTAGATGCGCTAAGCGCAGATGGCGAAGTTACCGCTGAGGAAGTTACTGCTCTAGTTGACGCCCTTAAGGAAGATGGCAAGCTGAGTGCGGCTGAGAAGGAACTTGTTGCTGAGGCTCTTATCGAGTCTGTAGCCCCAGGCGAAACCCTTACAAAAGAGCAGATTCAAGACGCTGGAATCGCCTATCAGGACCTCCCACCAGAGACTCCTGTGGAGGTTAGGCAGGATGAAAACGGTAATGAAGTTATAATTACAGCAGACGTTGCCGCGGCTCTCGTGCTACTAGAGAACCCTGCGGAGTTACTTGGCGAATTATTTGATGACCCTGGTCAAGCCCTGAAAGCACTTGGAAGTATCGGTGCTGATATGTCCCCCGAAGAACGTGAAGAAGCAACAGAAATGGTAGTTGCTGCCGTTGTGGCTGCAGGCGCTGCTATTAATGCAGTTGGTGCGGCTACAGGTTCTACTGGTACAGGTACTGGTGGTTCAAGCGGTGGCGGAAACTCTGGAGGCGGAGGCGCCGCTGGAGATGCAAGAGGAACTAGGAGAAGGCCATGAAGATAGTTAGAGACATGATTGACCAGCTATGGACACTGCTTGGCATGTTCATTGCTTGGGTTGTACTAGACGGTTCAGCAAAGACAGTCGTCGGTTACGCAATTATGGCAACTATCTTTGCTTGGGCTGTTACCTACCCACTACGAAACCCAAAAGACGAGGAATAAATGAAATCAATAGGAAACATTCTTCTGAGAATCCTTGCAGTATTTGCTGCTAGCGGTCTCTCAGTTATCGGTGCTGGTGCTATCGCTGGCGTCGACACCATCACAGCTGTAACAGTGGCTGGTTTAACAGCAGTTGCCGCAGTCGTAGAGAAGCTAGCACGCGGCTTTATGAATGACGGCAGACTTGACCTTGATGAAATTAACGCAGCATTCTCTGCAGTTGATACAAAGGCTAAGAGCGAAGCTGACCTACGTGTTGAAGCTAAGCAAAATGGACAGGACATTGTAATTTCTGCTGGCGTAGCCGCTGCAGCTGTAGCTGTTGCTACAAAGGCTGAGGGCGAAGTTCCTGAAGAGCAGCCAGTTGACGAAGATTGGGACAAAGACTAATGGCAGACCAAGGTACAGCAGCTAAACTTATTGAAGTTGCAACAGCAGAACTAGGAACCATCGAAGGTCCTAAAGACAATGAGACCAAGTACGGCGCTTACACAAAGGCTAACTTTCAGCCATGGTGTGGGTCTTTCGTAAACTGGTGCGCTAACGAGGCTGGAGTAAAGGTTCCTAATACCGTTTACACACCAGGTGGTGCAGCAGCATTTAAGAAAGCTGGAGCTTGGATTGATGGAGACATCGCTGACCCAGATGCTGGAGATATTGCGTATTTTGATTTCCCATCAGATGGCGTCGATAGAATCTCTCATGTAGGCATTGTTATCAAGGACAATGGCGATGGAACCGTTTGGTGCATTGAGGGGAACACAAGCCCAGATGATAAGGGCTCACAACGTAATGGCGGACAGGTGTCTAAGAAGCTTCGTGCTTATAAGAAGAACCCTAAGAAGGTCCAAATCTCTATCGTAGGTTTTGGCCGTCCTAAATTCAAAGGAGCACCAAAGGCCGCCGCTGCCCCAGCGGCCCCAGCTGCAGCTGACCGCTGCGCCTGCTGCGGTAAGTAAATGGATGATGCTGAACGCATAAAGCGCTGGACATGCGCTTTATGCGCTAAGCGCTATGTAGTACCTGACTTAGCCCGACAATGCGAAGAGAAACACTTACAATCAGAGTATGAAAGCAGCTAGAAGCGCCTCAGAAACCCAGTTACGTGGCAAAGCCACATCCTCTCTAGCTCCTAGAAAAGGTAAGGGTATCCTGCGAGCAGTTACCCTTGCTAGAGTTGCATCAGCAGTTGATAAGGCCCAAAAGGGTAAAGATAAAGATGCTAGCAAGCCTGTCGATGTAAAATCTGAACGTGTTGAGCGTGAGGTAAAAACTCAGGCTCCTAAAACAGTAAAATCTGAAAGAGTCCCTAAAAAGAGCGAGACTCGTCGACCAGGCGCCTTACCCGCTGGTAAAAAATCTCCTGCAGCACTCCCTGCACCTAAACCAGCAGCTTCTACTAAGCCAAAATCATCTAAAAAGACAAAAAGAGAGACAACGCCAGGAGTTAAAACCGTATATAAGGCAACTCCTATCGTAGACCTGCGTGAAGGTCCCAACTTTGGCAAGGTAACTAGCGAAATTGAAAAGACTTTCCAACCAAAGAAGAAAAAAAATGCATAAAGATGGTGTTCCTAAAGCAAAAAGTACGATTCACGCACGTATAAAGACTAAAAAGAACAACAGAGAAGAACGCGATAGACGTACGTATGTAATGTCTCCAATAAAAGGGGCCACTACAATGTCTAAACAGTGGAGTAGATATGAAGGATGGACGCCGTGAGGAAGTCATCCTTTAAAAAAGCAGTATCAAAACCAAAAGTGGTGATGGACTCAAGATTTGGTCTTAGAAAGTTACCACAGAACAATGAAAGACCAAGCATAGCGGTCTGGAACACCCCTGGTAGAGGCCCTAACGGGGAAAGTCAAAACTGAAAGGTTCAAAATGCCAGCATCATACCCAAGTTCGGTACGAGTATTTACTACTAAACAAAATGTCGTTGATACAGTTGACGCTTCACACCCAAATAGCCTTCAAGAGGAAATTGTTGCTGTTGAAACCACTTTAGGTCTAAACCCAGCTACATCTACTACCCCAAACCCTTCTGAAACCTACGAAGGTAGCTCTTCAAACCTAGGCACTGTGTCTGCACGTATTGCTAAAGTTGAGTTGGGCGTTGTAGCCGACTCTCACACACAGTATGTAAGAAAAATAGCTGACGGTGCTCAATCTAACAAGGTTCAAGCTGGACTAGCTACTAATAGAGCCCTAATTGTTCAAGGTGCTCTTAATCAATCAGTAAACCTTCTAGAATTTCAAGGTTCTGGTAACGAAATTATTGCTGGAGTTACCCCAGATGGCACTTTTACTGGAAAAACACTAGCAGCTAACATTCAAGGTTCTGTAACCGCTGTTGCAGCTGATGCAACTGTGGAACAAAAGAGTGAAAACTTTACCCTTGCACTTGTGGACAAGAATAAACTGTTTTATTTAGTAAACACCAGCACTTTAGTTGATTTAACTATTACAGTTCCAACAGATTCTGTTAATTTTCCTATAGGTACTCAAATTAACTTTGTACGTGGTCAAACAGGTGGCGTAGTGTTTGCAGCAACATCTCCCGCTAGCGTAAACGCCACACCTGGTCTAAGACTTCGCACTAGATGGTCTGGCGCTACTTTGGTAAAAGTAGCAGCTAACACCTGGTGGCTATCTGGTGATTTGACCTCTTAATGTTATATGTAGGGGTTAGCGATTCTCAGAAGAAGGTACCTCCACTACCTCCTTCTGTAGCTTCACGTTCAGACTCTGGTTCTGGCCGTGCATTTGACGATGGCGCTACCTTTTTAACATTTAACCCTTCAACTTTTGATGGCAAGCTACCAATTATTGATTACGTAGTTGTTGCAACCCCAGAGACGGGAAATGCAGTAACTGCAACAATTGCAAACTTAGCCCCATTTGTTTTTACTGGTTTACGCTCAGGTATTAAATACACATACTCAATTAGAGCTAGAAACGAAGTATTTGAGTCTGCGAACTCCACAGGCGCGGGTCCAGATACAGTAACAACTGTTCCTGGACGTCCAACATCATTAACTGCAATTAACCTTGTAAATGGTGGTGGAATTTCACTTAGCTGGGTAGCTCCAGCAAACGCTGGTAAAGCAATAACTAGTTACACAATCACACCCACGGTAGGTTCTCCAATTGTTACAAATAGCGCTGCTACAACTTACAGTTTTTCTGGCGTAGTAGGTACCACATACAACTTTACAGTTGCTGCTACTAACGAAAACGGTACGGGATTAGCCTCAACCGCTTCTGGAACCGTCTCTCCAACCTCCCCAGCTCCAGCCCCTACCCCAACTCCTACGCCAGTACCAAGTGGTCCAACAATTGGTATTACTTCATTTACAGCTTCTGCGGGGGCGGTGGATGGTGCACCTCCTATTGTTCCAAATCTTTACTGGAGCGCATTTGGATACGCATCTTGGTCAGCCTCAGCAATTGGTTGTAGCTCAGGTATAGTAAATGGGACTACAACTGCTGTTAGTGGACTTAGTTGGGGTTGTCCAAGCCCAAGTACATTTTGTGGTCAAACTGCTACTGCAACACTAACTGTGTACTCTGGAATTAATGGGACAGGTATAACAGCTACATCTACTGCTAATTTTACAATGCCATCAAGCGGCACGGGCTGCCCTTCAGGCGGCACTACCCCTACTACCCCTACTACCCCTACTACAAACACCTACCGTTATACTGTTTGTTGTAATACTGGTGGTACTTATACACAAATATCTCGAAGTACATTGAGCAGCTGCAACGACTCGCAGTACTTTGCCGTTCAGGCGTGTACAAGCGGTGGAGGAACTGTTCAAGGAGGCACATGTGCCTATAGCACCACCGACCCTTCAGTTCCTTGTTCTCCTCCAGTATCTCTACCATGCAGCACAGCAAATGGTAACTGCAGCTATCCACCATGTTCAAGTTGCGACCCAGCTCTTAGCGGCATAAAACCAGACTCAACGTGTGCTTCAGGTTTCAGAGATGTATGTTGGACTGGCGGTAGCTGTCCAAACACAGGTCCTTGCGTACCTGTAACTGTCACCCCAACTCCTACTCCTACGCCAACACCAACGCCAACTCCAACTCCAACTCCTACACCTATCTTTACCCCTGCTCCAACAACACCAACATGCTCTGGTCCTTGTGCTGGTACTTGGTCTATTGTTAACGGCGTATGCCGTTGTACAACAACGCCTACCCCAACACCTACCCCAACCCCTACACCAACACCTATAAGCTGCTACTGCCGCGACTTCCGTGGTCGTTGCTTAAGTATTTTCCAATGTATTGCATAAACATGATAGGATATAACTATGGACGATAGACTCCCGCAAGGTAGCGAACTAAATCAAGCTACCCATAAGTTTGCTTTTATAGCGGATGGGGACGTATTTGGCGTTATCTCTTTAGATGATAAGAACCCTTATGACGTCCGCGACGTAGAAAAGCGCTGCATTGCTGGCCTTTTGTCAGACCCAAAGGTTGTGGCTCTTCCATTAGACACCGCGGTTTTGCCTGGCTGGACATGGGATGGAAATACCTTCAATCCTCCTGTAGAGTAGGCCACTATGAGTGAAGAAGAAAACCTAAGCGCCTGGCAACGTTATAAGAAAAACCTAGGAACAACTAGACCTTGGGATTTACTTAAAACCGACTCCTCTAGAGCCCTAGACTCTGTTGCACAGGCACGTCTTGATATCTGTAAGGCATGTACCCATTACATAGGCGCAACTCACCAGTGTAAAAAGTGTGGTTGCATAATGAACTTAAAAGTAAAATTAGCAGATGCAGAGTGCCCAGTAGGCAAATGGAACGTTGCAACTAACGAAGAAAGGGAACCAGCAAGTGATTAAAGTTAAAGACCCAATGCTAATTAAAAACGTGTTGGAACCCGCAAAGTTTGCAGACTTAAAGGCTAAAACTATAGAGTTCTACGAAGAGTCGAGCATGGATGCCTTTGAAAAAGGGTTTGGTAGATATCAACTTAATAAATCACCATGGCTTGACGAGCTTCATAACGATTTAACCGCAGTTGCTAGAGAACATTTTGAAAGTAAAACCCTAATCCCTTCTTGGTATCAACTAGCAGTATATGAAGGCCCAAAAGCTCAACTGCACCATCACAAAGACGATAATGCCTGCACCTATAATATTGACCTATGCATATATCAAAAGACGCCATGGTCTATTTGGGTTGAGGGTAAAGAGTATTTTTTAGACGAAAATGAAGCGCTTTTAATGTACGGCAACGACCAAGAGCATTGGCGTGAGCCGTTTCCAGACCCAATGAACAACGTAGTTGCAAACGTTTTCTTATTCTACTGTGAACCAGACCACTGGTATTTTACAAAAGGCCCAGAGTATCTATACGTACTACGTGAGCAAAACAATACCAGAGGGATGATGTAAAGTGGATAAAATCTTTGTAAGCCTAGCTGCTTACAGAGACCCAGATTTAATCAACACTGTCCGTAGCATTTACACAAAAGCTACGCACAAAGATAGGCTTTTCTTCTCTTTAGTGTCCCACGAGGGTGAAGAGTGCAATTTTGATTTCAGTTTTATACCAAAACATCAACTGTCCTATCAAAAAATAGACTATAGATTGGCTGACGGTGCTTGTTCTGGCCGTCATTTGGCAAACTCGTTGCTTTCTAAACAATACAAGTACTTTCTACACACTGATTCTCACTCCAGGGTTGCGGATGGGTGGGACGAAACCCTAATAGACACCTACAACAGGCTTTCGTGCGTATGGGGAGACCTTCTTATACTCACTAAGTACCCTCACGGATTCACGTTTGATTGGGATAACGGTGGTGTAGAGAAGTTTTCAACAGATGAAGA